GTGTTGCCGAGCGAATAAGACGTGCTGTTGGCTCGCGCCGTCGCGTTCCATTGCGACGTTGAGTCGGCGGTGAGCGCGGTGCCGGTAGCGAGATTGTTGGCTTTGGTATCATTGGCGAAGCTGGCCATCGGCGAACTCGCCGAGCCGAAGTATTCGCACTCCAGCCATATCTGATCGTTGTTAGGAACTGCGGCGGCGTTGACGAGACCGTAAACCGTGACATTGCGGGACGATCCGGTAAGTGTGTTCCACTCTGGAATCTGGAAAGCATTGAATGGATTGATCCACTTGCTGTTCGCTGTCGTGACGATGTTCCAGCTAATCGGCGTCGTGCCGTCCGATGCGCCGCCACTGCGGTAAACCGATGTCGATTGCGTCAAAACACCGGAGTAGTGGTATCGTGCCTGCCGGTAATTTGTCGCCGCGCTATCGCTAGTGATGAAATCTACGTTACATCCTGGGTAAGTTTGCGCGATGCAAGGCGTCACGCCAGACCCCAACAGACAATCCCTGAATATCACGCCACCGTTGAGCGAAGTCGAATCAACAAGTGTCTTACCGGAGCCCAAGGCCGAAAGGTCAACGCCGTCTATCAATGCCAATCCGAGGACAATACCTTGGAATAGATTCGTCGGCAAAGTCGCGCCTTGGATTGCACTCGGCGTATTCTTCCAGATAAAATTAGAGGTATTAATCGATACCCCATCGGCGGTGGTTCCGATTTGCAGCGTCGTGTTAACGAGTTCGACGTAGATGTTATACACTGTTGTAATAGAACCTGAGTTAGAAGATGTGCCCAATTTTGCAATCGTGCAATTTTCTATCTTTTGCCAGTTCGCTCCAAAAGTAAAAGTAGCATAAGAGCTTGAACCGCTGCCCGCGTTGAACGTGAGGCCATTGCAATAAACGGCGGTGCCAGCAAGACTAAGGTTACTAATCAGAGTCGTAGAAATTGATGCGCCAGTGATTATGTCGCCGGTGCCAGGCGGAACGCTGCCTGGGGATTGTGCCACGCAGTAGCAATATGCCGGAGCGGCAAAAGTGCCAGGTGAAGTCAGCGTGTTTGCTGATGCTTGCGTCTCGGCATGAATGGCGCTGATGAAGAAAGAGTTCCCGGCCTGTCCCCAAGTTGAAGCGAAGGCGTTACCTAGCCGCGCGTGCGGCGCGCTCCAGATTGAAAAGCCACTTGCCAGCCCGAGCGAAGTCCAGGTCGCGCTGGCGTCCGACGCGGTGACGCCAGCCGTCGCCGAGAACGTTGGAGAACCGGAGGTCTTGCCTGCTCCGCCGACCGTGCAAATCTGGATCGAGGTCGTGCCAGGATCGTAGATGTGCTGACCAAGCACCCAAGTCTTGCTCAGTGACCACTGCGGCGTGTTGGTGATGTCGCCGTTGAGGCCGCTGAGTCCGGTACATTCCTGGAAGACCGCCGTACCGCTGGTGTTCAGCGCGCCGCGCGTCACCGTCCATGTCGGTTCCGTCGTGGTCGAGCCCGCCGTTGTAACGATGAAGCAGCGTTCGCTGCCAACCGCTGGCGTCGTGAGCTGCCGATAAAGCGCGCCAGCCGCAACAACGGTCAAGCCAGGGAATGTCGGGATGGCGTAATAGCCTGTCGAGGAGCCGTTGCCGAAGTTGACATACCAAGCATTATCGACGAGGGCCATCAGACGAAGCCTCTCCTAGACCGGCTGAATGACTTCCAGCCGTAATGCCCGAAAATCTTCACCACGCCGCGCTGGTACACGATCTTGCGCGCGACCTCCCCGGTATCAACATCGTTCCGCATCACCGTCCACTCGAACTCGCCGCTGTGGACCTCGTACTGCGTCCCGATGGTCCAGGCCGCACCGTCGGAATCGGTGATGATGAAGGCTGGCGGTATCTCGACATAACTCTCCGTCTTGTTCGCGCGCTCGTAGCGGGCACCGTTGATGATGCCGACGAGCATGTCTTTGTCAAAAAGAAAATCCGTCATGTCATGCTGCTTTCTTCGGCAGGATCAGGCCACGATTCGGCACTAGCAAGCCAGACTTTCTATGCCGCTGGTAGCGTGGCGGTAACCAACCCACAGATTTCCGCCGCTGCGCCAGGATAGGCCCTTGCTGCGGCCAAGGATTATAAGGATTGAGGCCGGTAGCGCCGCCGGTCTGCGATAGTGCGTCCACCATGATGCCCCAGCCGCCCGCCGTCGCGGCAGAGGCGAATGCGGCAGAGGCGGAGGAAATAGTGGCGGCCAGAACCCGATATTCTACTTGGAGACCAGCCGCATTGCTTCCAGAGTTTTCAAGCGCGACATCCGGCGTGACCGAAGTTCCTGTTGTACCAGCGAGTGGTCCAGGCTGGACACTTTCAAAAAATGGGACAGTAGCGCCGTTGTCCGAGCTACCGCCGAACGCAAAGGTTAACGTCGCGGCATTCGCGGTTGAGACGTTAGCCCCGGACGTCAACTGTGTCCGCGTAGCGCCGTTGTTGGTGACCGCAAACCCGAGTGCCGTCGTTGCCGACTGATCCCACGGATTTGTCCGATAGGATGTTCCCGTGAACCCGGTGACCGAGAAGCTCATGAACGCGCCGTTGTCCAAGGCACCGCCAGCGGTGGTGATCGAAATAGAACTCGAGACTGTTAATGCCGTGGCAATGTAGGTCCACCAGATCTCCAAATCGGTCAATCCGCTGCCAAACGCCGAATTAGACGTGTACTGAATGCCGTTGCGTTTTTGATAGATGTTGCTGGTTCCGTCAGATGGCGGAGTAGAAGTCGATATCGTTGGGTACGATGCGCTGACACTGTCCATGACGGAACAAATGATGACGACGTCACCCACGCTCGCGAGCATCCCAGTTTCCGCGATGGGCGAGGTCGTCGAGATTCCCGAGGCATAGTCTCGTATGCTTAGAGCCATCTCATCCGCCTAAGTTGGCGCCAGTCTTCAGGTTCGTGTTGCCGGAATAAGTGATTGTTGGATTGTAAGTCCCTTCGCCTTCGTTAGCCACAGAGAACACTCCGTAGTCCGTTCCGGTCGGATCGACAAAATTATTCTCATAGGTCATCGAGGTCTTAATGTTGCTCGTATCGACGTACCAATCATAGCTGACGGTATTCGTCCCGAGCGTCACCATTGTATTATTATTCGTAACGACAACGGTTGCGCTGCCGCTGTTGCCAGCCGCACTGACGATGCTTAAACCTTGTGTCGCGGCTCCGGCATAAGTTCCCGTCAAGCCCGGTTGGCGCCAAAGATTGAAGTTCGTGGTGATAGTCTGAATGTTGCTGGCGGAAATGTTGAAAACCTGCAACCAGTCACCATGAGAACCGTCGATTGGAAAACCAGCTCCAGCGACTTCAACTAGATTGTATTGAATTGTCAGCGTCACTCCGGTTTGTGCCGGAGTATCCTGACCATAGACAACATCTTCGTTCCAGAAATTCTTGATCCAATTATATTGGATTAGATTAGTGCCATACCCATTGCCCTCAATCCCTCCGGCATTATTGTTGGTGTAACCCTGCAACGCACCCCCGTCCACGATGTTGTACGCGACCGTTACGTTGGATGCCACAAGACTCGCGGAACCTACTGTTTCAATTCCCGGTACAGTAATCTGGCCAGACCCATAAGTCGTGCCGCCGCCGCCTTCATGCCAATAGTTATCGCGGATAGTGAACCCGGAACAATTAGCCACGATGATGCCAATGCCAGTATGCAGCGAGAAGTCATAGCCCCACAACACGGCATTATTGGCCGATGATCCTGAGAACTGAATAGCTTGACCATTGCCGCTATAAGAGCCGGGGTAAGTGCCGCCAATCGCTGTCAGTATAGAGACGAGCGTTCCGACCGTGTTGCTTGTGTAGCTAGAGAACGGATCGCGCAGGAAATAAAAGTTGTTCCCCGACATACCAGAAGTCGAGGCGTTGATCGCCGATCCGCCGCTAGTTGTCGAGACTTGGAATTGCGTTTCCGTCAATCCAGTCGAAATGACATAGTACGGTACGCCCTGCGTCAGCGCGCTAGGCAAAACGTTCGTGCTGGTCAGTGGTAGACCGCTGGTGGGAGAAATGTTGTCCTGTTGTGCATAGAAGGTGATGATCTGGCCAGCGGAAAGACCATGCGTCGACGGTAACCCGGGCGGTGCGACATAGGTAAACAAGATCGTCGAACCAAAGTTTGACATCGTCAAGTTGGCATTGATGCCGACGGCGTAATCCCAACCGCTTACCTTCCATGCCGGTGGATGAGCATAGTTGGCCCGCTCGTTCGGCCACTGCGCCGAGCCAATCGCAGCGTTCGGCGAGCCATCCACTCCCGCATATGGATCGGTGGACGAACCGGACGATGGCGGCGACAATTTCGGCTTTGTCTGAATGAGAACGTAATCCATCGTCGCCCTCTATGGTGCCGTCAGCACCAAGACCCAGTCCGGGTCGCCGTTGGCGTTGTTGGATGTCGGAACAAAGTTATGCGTGCCGGTATTGGAAAACGGCGAACCAGAGATGGCCGTAAATGCTCCGTTAGTCGGGTCGAGCCATCGTGCCGTCACGCTGCCAGCAAAGTGTGACATGGCAACCGTGAGCGTGCCTGTCTGACCATAGATGAAATACGCGAGGGCCAGCGTACCATCCGGCGTCGCCGACACCGTGATGTAGTTGGTTGCTGCGAAGCCAGTGGCAGCAGTCGGGTTTGAACCATAACCAGCAGTGCCTACGGTGTGGGCGTTATCTGGAACTAGGTTCTGCCACGCGATAGTGGAAAGGAAATTTCTTTGTACGGTAAGATCCGCGACGCCCGGCGTCGCCATGTTGTTCTTCCATCGCGGCGACGTGTTGTTGTAACCAGTCACCTGAATGTTAGAACCGACGTTGACCTCAAATCCGGTACTGAGAAAGCCATTACCGTATTGCTGCCCGAATACCCCAGAGCACAGCGTCCACCATGCCTGCTGCCGCAGATTCAGACGGTTGCCGGGGTTGCCGACGTTGTTCTCATATTCGTAATTGGCTTCAAGCATCGTTGACGGGCACGGCGTCGGCGTCTTATTGGTGCCGGTCACGCCGGCGAACGCGGCTGGCGACTGCAAATAAGACACGAGCGAATACCAAAAGGTCACATAGTAGGAATAATTGCCCGTCCAGTTGACGTAAGACCTGAAGTTCGCATCGTCGAGCGCGGTACTGTCTGATGGAGTATAATTCATCTCCATCGTGATCAGCGTGCCAGCAGGAGCAGTTTCCTGGACGCCTAACATCATGGCGGCGACCTGCGCGTCGAAAGAGCCGCCGTAGTCGTTGCCGAACTGATAGGCGACGTGCTTGTAGCTCTTGTAGCGGTTGGCGACCCATGCCGTGTACGCCGTGCAGTCAGCAGTTGCAAAGCCTTCGAAGTTGCCTTCCGATCCGGTCTGCATCGGGTTGAGGATGCACCACATCCCATAAGTCGCGCATAGTTGAACGAAAGTATCCATGCGCGACCAGTAGGCCGCGTTGACGCTGCTGTTGCCGTTGAATGGTGACGGGATGAAGCCGTTGCCGACGAAGGCGTAGAGACCGTCGAGAGTTCCGTAGTTATTGTAGGAGATTGTTCCGCCGCCGCTTGTCACGTAACCACCAGCGCCAGGGGCCAAATCCCACTGCACGGCGTTGAAGCCGAGTGATGACATGGTCGAGAGAAAGGTCGTGACATCGGCGACTGACTGCTGCGACATTCCCTGCGCCGATATGCATTGCAAATAGAATGGCTGGCCCTGCGCGTTGACCAGATAGCGGCCGTTGGAACTGGCGGCCAACGGGAATGGACCGCTCGATGCGGAAGGCAACGGGATCGATCGCGGCGCTCTCTGGACCAGGATGAAATCGTCCACGGCCGTTCACTTCCTGACGGGGCCGACGTACTCCCATCTCGCCCGCATCAAGTGACTGGTCGGCCACGCGAGCCGGTTGCCGCGGTCGGGGATCGCGGACGCCCATGCCCGCTCCGCCGCGACCCAGATCATCTCCAACGGCTTCGCGCCGCCGGGCGGCTTCATGAGATGGATGGTGCCGTTCCTCGTTCCAGCGCCGGGTTCACAATTCTTGCTGCCGCGCGCGCTCGCGGGAAGCTCCGGCGGACCACTATGCTTGAGGTAGCCGATCCCGCGAAGGAGCTGATGATGCGTCCGCTGCTTGACGGCCTCTGATCGGGTGACGAGCGGCGAGGCGGCAATCATAGCGCCAAAGCCTTAAATACGTCGCCCAATGTCGAAGATTGAGCCTTCGACATTTGTAAGCCAATAACAAGCGCGTCATTCGTGCGATCTCTGATCATACAGCGCACTTCCTCGCCATCTGGGCTATCGACTTTGCGGACGATTAGATCGACATCGCCGATTCGGATCGTTTTCTCGCCCATGCGATTTTCTCCTCTCATGATGAAGCCAACGTTGACCTTTGCCTTTACCGATGTAGCAAGGCGAACCGTCCCACGGTCGAAAAAGAGCGTAAACGTAATAAATACGTTTTTCTGGCATCACGTAATCCAAGCGAGAGAACTCGCACTATATAAACCGCTATCAATAAACGAAACTCCCGTTCCCGGCCGCGCGCGTTTGAAACGTGCCGATCGTTTTTTGCCGGAACGGCGGTCGAGCGCGGCTTGCGTCGGCACGCCGGGATAGCCGATCTTTTCCATTTCGCCTTCGGATAGGAACTTCTTGAAGCGGTCGCCGATCTTTGACGTCGCGGAGCCGAAGACGTCGAGCGAAGTCGGGGCACCCATCAAAAGGCTTTCCAGCGCGCCAGCGAGACCATCTTCAAGATCGCCAGCGATATTTTCTTTGTGAAGCTCCCAGAAGTTTTCGAATATGTGATATTTCGCCTCTAGAATTTCAGCCACGTCACCCGTCGTCTGTGTCCCGGCCGCGATTTTCTTTCTCCGTCTTTTGCCGCTCGGCGGAGGCTCGTTGTACGGAATGTCGTTTACACCGAGATGAAGTGTCGGCATGGGCGTCACACGTAGAACACTGTGAGGTTCGCCGCGCCACCGCCGTCCGTCGCGATGGCGATCAAGCCTTCCTCGATCGCCGCGCCGACCGGGATGAAGTCCTGCGCCGTAGTCGAGTAGGTCCCGATCGGATCGGAGACGTTCCACCCGGTCTGTGTCCCAGATTGGGAGCCGGACGTATTGATCTGATTCGTGCCGGCGAGCGCATGCGTCTTGGTGTCTGAGACGGCGAAAGTGTTCGCCGTCAGATTCGCATCCTGGGCGACGTAATATGTCGTGTTCGCCGTCAGCCCGGTCGGTAGTGCGCCGCCGCTGCTGGTCGTGAACTTGACCGCCGCGCCGGCCGCGAGACCGTGACTTGGCCAAGTGATGACGCCCGGCGAGGCGAGCGTGATGGTGACCGTCGAGCTCAAGCCGTCGTACATCGTGACCGCCGAAGAAGTCCCGGCAGTGTTGATCCCGAGGCCGGAGAAAACGCCGGCACCCTCCTCGATCTGGAAATTCGCCGACGTCGTCAGGTTTTCCCAATAGGAACCGCCATTGAACGACGGGATCGCGCCGTTCGGGCCGAGGAAGTCGTTGGGGTTGCCCATGTTGCGTTTCCTTATGAAATGCCGACGGTTGATGGCCCATAGCCCTGAGCGATTTGAAGATACATTCGCCCATACGGGTCCTTCAATCGTTGGAGATCAGAAAGCGTAAATTTCTTCGCTGCTTCCTGAACGACCATGTTCTGGCTCGTCGATTCGTCTGACGCGGATTGTATCACGCCGGACACGAAGCCATTGATGTTGAACTTGGCACGGAGTTTCTCGAAGAATTTCCGGCCAGATTGATCCTGTGCAAAATTGATAACGAGACTAGCCGCGAGGTTATAGATCGCCGTGACGTAGACGGAGACCGGCGGAAGCCCAGGAATCGGCGGCCCGCAGGTGGAGACACCGCGGAGCGCCGGATTGACGATCTGGATGGCGAACGACAGCGCCCAAGCAACTACGGCCGAGTTCGGCGGCAGATCGTTCGCGCCGATTTGCATGATGTTCGCGATGAAAAATTGGAACCCAGCGAGCGTCGGCTGCTGCTGCATCTAATCACCCCGCAGCTCTCCGCCTGCCGAGGCCGCGCTTCGGCGACGCGGTCACGCGGCCCTTGAACTCCCGCCCTGGTGCCACGGCGTCAGTGACGCGGACGCCCTCCGCAATCGTCTTCTCGCCGGCCGGCGTCTGCTCGACCTGCTCAAACGTCGTCTCGACGCCGGGGATCTTGACCTCGTTGGGATCGCCGCCGAGGTTGGCGACCGCGTTCTGGACCGCCGTCTCGATGGCTTGATTGTTCGCCACTGCGGCCTTTCTCCGCCGCTCCGCGCCTTCCTGAGCAAGGACGCCCATGTTCAGCGCGCGAACGCGCTCGATGATGGCCGCCGGCACCGGCTTGTCGACGTTGAAAACGAGCGGCGTGTACACCCTCTGCCGTTGAACGTCCGTGACGCCGATCGCGCCATATTTCGAGAGCTGCTTCACGATCGATTCGACTTGAGAAATATGCAGGTCGCCGCCAATGGCATTCTGCTTCCCGGACGGAATCGGATGCTGTTTCGCTGGCGTGAAGCGGACGTTCGGCGAACCGTCGTCGTTGAAGTCGAGACGATAGAAGATGATCCAATTTTGCGGGGTGGCATTGGCCACGAACAGCTTGGACATTCGATAATCTCCCCTGTTGGCGCCGATTCATCGCGGCGCACGGCATCATAGCACTCCCGAAACGAAAGAGCGAAGGGCCGACCAGGCCCCTCGCTCTTAATCCCCACTTCCCCTCGGTTCTCGACCGATTGCGAATCGCTATGAATACACCATCAGGATTTGGGTTACTGCCTGTGGCCGCGGCGTCCATCCCGACGTGATGCGCCATTCCTGCAGGAAATCCGTGGCGCCGCCAGCCAGCGGCGAGACGATCTCGCGTGGCGCCGCCATATCGCAATACTGCGTTACGCAGACCTTATTGCCGGGCGACATCGACGCGAAGATGTTGGTATTCACCGGCTTGTCGGTCGCTGGCTTCTCGACCTCCGGCATGACAAGGAGAACGACATCGGTGTCGGCATTGCCACCGGCGCCCTGCAGCGTATCGTCGTAGGCCCAGAGCAGCGTGTCGCCGTTGTCCATCAGAATCGATTTGAACGTCCCGGCGGTCGAGGTCGTGCCGGCGCCGATGCGCTGGAATTGCACGAGCTGAACCACGTTGTACTCGAAGAGGCCGAGCGTCCGCTGCGGGCCGAGGATGCAGAACAACCGACCCATACCGAGTTGGTAGGTCCGCTGCTTCAATGCGAGGACCTGCGATGCTACGAAGAACGCCATCTCGCCGTTGTCATAGGTCACGACAGTGTCGTTGCCGTTGGTGTCCGGCGGCAGCGGCACCGTGGTGGTACCCGGCGCATTGACGATGCCCTCGCCGATCTGAGGATTGAAGCCGAAGAGCGCAGCATCCCTGGCAAGCTGGAAGTGACCCTGCCGGCCGCCGAGGCGGTAGGCTTCCGGGACCGCGAAGCCCCAGCGACCGCCGGCCGCGACATCATGGTGGTTCCACTCTGCGCGAACTTGCAGCAAGTAAGTCGCGGTCGAGAACATCGTCGCCATGATGTCCACGCCGGGAAGTTCGTTGTAGGAAGCCTGCCCCGCCGCCATCTTGGTGCGGAGATTGAGCTGCTTCATGTAGACCACCAAATCATCCTCGGCGAGCCGGACGCGAAGCTGCTGGTCGGCCATGAGATCGAGGAAGCCACTGACTTGGCTGTATTGAAGTATAAGCTCGGGCTCGATGAACGAAGGGTTCACCGTGATATATGCGTCGGCTTGAATCCCCACGGTTGATCCTCCTTCTCAGATCTGAATCACGGCGCACGCGCCGTTGAAATTCCAAGTCGCAAACCCGGTCGTCGGATTGTAGACGACCGTCTCGCAGTTCGTCACTTGGACGTCGAGAACCTCGACCGGGATCGCGACGTCCGAGCCGGAGCCCGGCGTTACCGTGCCGCCGGTAATGGTGGTGGCACCCAAAGATGCGGCCGCCTGATAGGTGATCACGTCACCGGAAACCGATAGCACCGTGTAGGTGCCGTTCTGTCCGCTGATGGAGCTGCCAGTCAAGGACGAGACGACAATCGAATCGCCGGGCGATCCGCCGTAGGCGGTCGTCAGCGTCAGCGAAACGATACCGCTGGTATTGTTGTAGGCGCTACCCGTCGAATTGACCGTGTAAGCGGCGAGGTACGGCACGAGCACTTGGTTGACGAAATCCCAAGAGACCGACGCACCGATCGGTCCGCCTTCGAGGTCGGCGAGGATCGGGTCGCAGGCGACTGCGATGCGGGCCTGGGAACCGAAGGCATAGGCGTTGACGTGATTGAGGGAACCGGCCAGCGGGACTGGCGATTGCGGCGACGTGATCATCGCGTAGGCCTGGTCGAAGACGGAGAACCCGGCAAGGTTCTTGGAGCCGCCCGTCAGCGCGGTCGCGCGCCCCATTTGGACGCCGAGCGTCGTGCTGGGGCCGGTATTGCCACTGCCGCGATTCGGCACGTTCATGTAGACGCCGACGCCGCCCCACATCGGAAGCGTCTCACTATTGGCGAGGATGCCGCCGCGCAGCCGCCAGCGTGAAGACGGATCGGGATAGGCGGTGCCCTGCCGAAGTCCGACGGAGCTAACGTTGAAAAGCCCGGCGTTGCCGACGGTCGTCTGATAGGGAGCAATCGTGACGTTCGCGCTCATTGCGGCCTCATCTCCTGATGTTCAACGACCGTTCCCCTGTTTTTACCTCCATCGCTCGGCGCTCGACCTCAATGCTGAGTGACGTTTCGCTTGAAGAAGTTCGCGCCAGGCGCCTTCGCCGCGCGTCCGGTCTGCCCGGCGAATTGGCTCATCCAAGTCGAAGGCTGGCCGTAGAAGTCGCGATAGGTGTGGCCGCCCTCGACCCGCTCGACCATGCGTAGTACGTCGACCCCGATGTTCGTGGGATCGCGCGCCGCGACGATGGAATCCTCGAGAATCTGTCCGGAAGCGACGTTGAATGCGGCATCGTCGGCGAAAGCGGCCGACTTAAGGTCAACGCCCTTCCACCGCGGGCTGAGGACTTGAAGATCAAGCGTGGTGCGGCGCCGGAACTGCTTCGAGGTCTCACCCGGGATCGGGCGCGGCGTCTGCTTGCCGAGCAACGGGTAGACGCGGTCGGCCTCGGTCCAGGCGTCGGCGAGCGCGGCGTGCTCGTCGTCGGCGAGCGGGCGCACGAGCTTGGAAAGTTCGTCGAGTTGGCGTTTGACGTCGGCGCTATCGGCCATCGCGGCATCCTTCTTCGCCTTGTCGGCCTTTTCCTTTTCCTCTTTTTCCTTGTCCTCGGCGTCCTTCTTGGCCTTATCGGCGGCGAGCTTCTCGGCCTCGCCCTTGTCCTTGTCTTCGGCGTCTTTCTTCGCCGCGTCGTCCTTGCGGCGGGCGTCGTCGCGAGCCTTGTCCTTCTCCTCCATCGAATCCATGCGGCGGCCGAGGTGCGAGACGGCGTCCGCCATCTTGCCGAGATAGCCCGAGATTTCGGAGAGCTTGTCGTCGAGGTTCTTGCCAGCGTCGGCATCTTTGCGCGCGGCGTCGTCTTTGGCTTTGTCGTCGCGCGCTTTATCGTCTCGCTTCGCGGCGTCGTCGGCGGCCTTCTTCGCGGCAGCTTCCTCTTCAGGGGTCATCGCTGAGTCCTCTCTCGATTCGGATCGAACGCCACTAATCTCGTCACCTTTATCCCAAACGCCGCGCGAACACAACGCGACGTGATCCAAAAGGCTAGGATCGCCCTCGACCAGCAGCTTCGCTCCGTTCTCCAGGGTGAGCTTCTGGTTGACGCTGAGATCGTGGAAGTAGACCGCCGGCGATGTCGATAGCTGGCCATCTTCAAGTTCTCGGCCAGCCTCTTCGTCGTAGACCTTGGCGATTCCCCAGACCTCGTCGCCCTTTTCGCCGCCAATGTACGGCAGAAAGATGCTCCCCACAACTCTTTCGGCGAACTCGTCGGAGTCCAGGAGCTGCCCCTTGGGATGCTTGTAGATTACCGTGAGACCGTTACAGCGCGCCAAGGCTTCGTCGTTCAGCCATATCTTCGGATCGCGGAAGACGAACTCCTTTAGCTTCGGCCGATAGGCGTATCCGGTCCCAGTGATTCGGATCGCCACCAGCCACATGTTCTCGTAACGCTGCGGAGACGTCAGCCGATTCGCGGCGATGGCGCGCGCGATGCCGAGCTCGTTCATGGTGAGTCGTTCGAGCGCGATCGAGCAGCCTGGATGAAGCGGCGCCGGCGGCGAGGCGACCGGGACCCATGCCCAGCCATCGTGTTCGTCGTTCAGTTCCGGCGTGAACTCATTCGTCACTTTTTGCAAAAACGTGGAATAGTCCACGCCCGGCGCCCCCATCGGACCAGCCGCGATCGCGCTTGCGGGGGGAGCCGGTGCCGGAGCAGCGGGCGGCGTAACAGGGACCGCCGCGGTCGCCGATCCGGCACCACCGTTGAGGTCGGCAACGGGCGCCCCTTTCTGCCGGGTCAGGAGCGACCGCACCCCCTCCGGCAGGAAACCAATCTCTTCGCGGGTTTCTCGGATCGCGGTCTGTTCGGTCGATTCGTCACCATCTTGCCCGCCGCCGGGCAGATCCCAGTATCCGGCGAAATCTTGCGAGGCCGCGCTGCGGCGGAGAAAGAGCGCCGTTCCGTTCAACGACAAAAAAAGTATGCCAGCGCCGCGGATCACTCTTTGTGCTCCGGTTCGCGCTTTTCCTCGCTGATGAACTTCTCGATGCCCTTCCAGTCTTCTGGCGTCATGTCTCGCTTTGCCTTTCCGGCATCGGCCAATTTTGCGAACTCATTCATGTTCGGGCGCGCGCCTTCGTCGGCCCGGAGCGTCTTCGCTTTCGCGTGGAGGCGCATGTGCTCATCCGCATTGAAAAGTGGCGTTGAAAACGACTCAGCATCCATGCGGGCGCAGCGGGCATCCATCCGCATGTGAAGCCGCGTGATGCCGTCGCAGATCGTCTTGACGGCGTCGAGGATAGCTCCGGCTTCATCGTCGTCGATGCCCTTGAACGTTCCCTTGTTCTTCCCCGCGTAGAGAACGCGCTCACCTTTCTCAGCGCCGTACTCCTTCTGGAGCGCAGCCTTGATCGTCTCGCCTTTGGCTGTTAACGGCATCGCTTCCCTCCCAATCCCATCGCCCGCTCGTTCGTCTCGATCGCAACGGCGTGCAAGATGAAAGTCTCCGCGAGGCGGTCGGCGATCACGGCGTCGTCCTGTGTGAAAACCCAGGTTCCGTCTTCGTAGCGGACCACGGAAACGTCGCCGCAAAGTTGGAGATTGAGCGGGAAGTAGAAGGCGCTGCTGGCGTCGCTCGGCGTCCCGGTCTTGAAACCGGCCTTGGCGAGCTTGCGGCGGAGCGCCGACGCGATGAGCTTCTGCAACTCGCCGTCGGTTAATCGAAGCTCGCGCACGGTTTACCTTTCCACGAAAATGACAAGCCCCGGTACTAGCCGGGGCTTGTTATAACATTTAACCGCGTGATTCACAAAAGCGCGGATTAGATTGCTCCGTCGAGCCGCGAGCCGACTTCATAGATTCGGTCGCTCAGGCGGGAAAGTCTATCGACTTGATCCGTTAAATCGCTGACGAGACCCCCAACACCGGCTTCCTTCAATAATGCCTTTCCTTCAACGTTCTTTGGAGCGCCAACTAACTTGTCGGTAAGACCTTCAAGTCGAGCGGCATGTTTCTCGAACGTATCGGCCAAATCTAACAAACGAGTATGGATTTGATCGAGCTGACTAGCTTTGCGAGCTTCGTCCTTCGCATGCGAGACTGACATAGGATGATTCTCCCCTGTTGGAATGGATTAGAAGACGCACGCCACCTATAGCACGTCTGCGGGATTCGTCACGAATCGGTTGAGGAGAGCGAGCCAGTCAGATTTTGTCACTGCGAGAAAGCTCTGCGAGAAATTCCCGCTTCGCTCTCGGTGGCGACCAGAATTGAAGCTTAACCCCAACAGGCTCGGCGGCTGTGCTCCATGCTATGGGCGGCGGCGCCATGTTCTGCTGCATCTCATCGGTCAGGATGCGCGTATCCAATTCCTTCACTTCTGCTGGCATTTCTGCGAGTAGACCAAACCGCTCACAAACCGCGCGCATGATTTTTTCTTCGGCTTCACGATAGCCGACGAGAAACGGTTTTAGCGGGCGTGGCACGTCCACCAAATATGCCTCGCTGGCGTCACGCAGGAGCGCCCAAAGCCTATTCTCGGCTGATACCTTGCGCGCCAACAATACGGAATGTTCTGCCACGCTGTAGAACCTGAGACAGTGACCACCGAAGCCGCAGTGGCCAATCAAAAATAAAACTTGGCTGCTCAACTGAAATGCTAAGGCCGAAAATCGACGATGTGTGGGAGTTTAGATAAAAAGATTGCGCCCCACCGTCCTATCCACGGGAATCCCGTAGAACGCACGCCATCCGGCGACAGTTCGGAGCGGCGGGGCGACTTTTCGAACCGGAAAATGTGCGCCTCGAGGGCGTTTGTCAAACGCTTGCGCCGACACTGAAGCGATAAGGCATGGGCGACATCCTGCGGTTCGATCTCGCTCGACCGAGGATCAATCGGCCAAAACTGGCCGCCTAGCGCCGTCTGTATCCAGTCGCCCCTTGCGTTCATTTGTTCCTCAGACTGGTCTTTAGAGCGCGAGTATAGAGAAATCTTTATCTAAAGTCTATCCTATGGCTTCGAGACGCCGCATCAGTCGTCGTCGCTCCGCTTCGATCCCGACCGCTGGCCGAATCGTCATCCGCTCCTCCCAGAATTGCGCCAGTTCGGCCGGGAGCGGCAGCTTCAGCATGAATCGCGCATAGCTTTCCGCGAAGACTTCCGAAGCGACGCTATCGACCTTACCGCGGCGGCGGAGATCATCGAGATGTATCCGGTTCGCCATCTCGAGGAACGAACCGATCTTGTTCAGGTGCCGACGCTTGAACTCGGCGTAGGTCCCAGGGTCGATCTCCTGCCCGCGGTGGCCGGCCTCATGAAGGAGGATTTGGACGCGGTCCATCGCCGGGAGTTGATCGAATTTCCGCTGGATTTCGACGCTGTCATCGTCCGATTCGTAGGAAGCGTGCCAAGCGTCGCGATCATCCACGAAGCGAACATCGGTCACCCCGACGAAATATCCGAGCGCGTCGCGCCGCAGCGCCTTGCGGAAGATCTCTGAGTGGACGAGGTCGAGCCCGCTCGCCGCATCATCCGCCCGGGCCGCAGAGACTATGCGCGCATTCGCGAGCCACGCCTTGCCCTTCGCCGTGAGCATGTCGTCTGGCAAATCCCGGAGCGCGTATAAAAATCTGTAGGAACAACGGCAATTATGGACGATAATGCCATCGGCAACAAACCAGCCTGATTCGGTTTGGAGATTATAGACATGCCCAGACCATTGCCGCCGTTCGATCTTGATGATGCGCGTCGCTCGTACCTCGAAGGGGAAAGTCTCTTGAGTTTGTCCAAACGATTGTGTGTTTCGCGCGGTGCGCTTGCCCACCATCTCAATATTCCTCTGCGGAATGGCTCCGAAGCAAACTTGATCCGTATGGCCCGCGAAGGCGAAGATGGTCGGCGCAAATTGGTTGAGGCAGCACATAAAGCGCGCACCGGCGCTAAAGCTAGTTTGGAGGAAAAACTTAACCGCGCCCGCCGCCGTTCGACAGAGGTCGGCTACGGAGAACGAGAAGTGATGCAAGCCCTGCAGGCGCATGGGATTAAAACCGAATCTCAATGGCCATGCGGTCCCTACAACATCGACATCGCTTGCGGTTCCATCGCCGTGGAATTGCTTACACGAGCCTCCAATCCTCTCAATGACCCCGAATTTATTGAGCGTAGCAAATATCTCTGCAATGCAGGTTACTGTCTTATTTTGGTTCGTTTCCGAGTTGACCGAACGGACGATGTTATCGCTAATCTCGATCATATCGTCGCCTTCATTGAGCGCGCCAATCTGGACCCATCCATGAGAAGTAAGAATTGGGTGATTAGGTGTAGCTCGGAGCGTTTTGCCAGAGGCCGTAATGATCGTGGTCAAGTCACCGCTGTACCAACGCCGATACGCTTTTTCCACATTATCAGCGAATGGTATCTGTGAGTCGCCAGGGAAGCAGAAGGGAAGTTGCGCCGGTGCTTCGATTTCGTCGACGAAAGGTCGACTATTCTTCTTGACCAAACCGGCACGATGCGCCCACGAATCGCGGACAAGATAGATTTGCTCGTCGCGCGCTTTATGCTCAGGCCTCGCGTCATAGCCTGCCTGACGCCACATACTTCGCCACATTCCCGCTATCGCTCCCCCGTCCGTGGCAACGAGATCGTTGATTGAGGCGATGAGTTTAGCCGATTGATCGATCACAACGCGGCGTTCTTCATACGGCAGCGAGGCAAGCGCCTTCTTAACGTTTTGCTTGACCTCGCGCCTTCCCTCTGCCGAAACCCCGCCGGGCGGAATCGACGTCGACCAACCCTGGAATCGCCGCAGCGTCTTCTCGATCGATTCGGCCCGGTTGAGCTTGATGAGATCGGACGAGGCGACGATCCGCCGGTCGAGTTCGGCACGGAGTTGAGGTCGCACCTTCTCCAGCGTGAACCGCTCGACGCCTTGGTGATATTTTGCGATCCCGCCGCGCTCGACGAGACGCCGGTAGATCGTCGCCAATCCTTCCCGGAGCTGCTGCTCCAGCGCCACCGCCGAGATCATCGAGGCCTCGGCCGCGATCCGGAGTTCGCGCGTCCACTTCGCGATTCGTTCCCCCGAATCAAAGCCATGCTGCAAAATGTCCTCGACCGCAGCGTCAAGGACTTCCTGAAAGGTCTTCAGGCGGGCGGTCATGGCAGCTTCCTCGGATCAACCGCGGCGATGATGGCGTTGCGCGCGGCGGGCGAGATGCGGCCCCGGAGGCTGATCGTCGTCATCATCTTCGCCATCCGCTCGAAGCGATCGCGGTCACCGGGACCGGACAGGGCATGGAGCGCCCTGGAAGGTTCAAACAGGTGGGCCGCGGCGGAGGGCTGAAAGACCGTCCCATCGCGGAACGCGCGCTTCTTCTGCTCGTAAGGCGTCACGGCTGATTCTCCCTGTTGGCTTCCGCGGCGGCGGCTCGGCCGCGGCGGAGAGGGCCGACCAACCCTTCTCGGTCAGCAAGAACCTACCGTGCGTCGACCGTTCGATAAAGCCCTGCCGCTCGAGGTCGAGGATTCGGCTTAGCTGAGCGCCCTCGATCGACATCGCTATCCCTGTGCGCCGGGCATGAAACATCTGATTTGCGTTGCCCCATCTGCGTCCATGTACGGCCACACCACGGCCGGGCCGAAGCGATTCGGTTCCGTCACCAGGGCGCTCTCCGGGACGTAGACCCATTCACCGTGCAGGCGCACGCGGTAGCGGCACTCTTTCCGCCCGAGCAGGTCGTCTTTGCATTGCGTGTCCCAGTCGACGTCCTGGATGCTCACGCCGTCGGCGAAGGAGCAGCACAAGCCCTTCCCGCTCGCGAGTTGGCTGAACCAGAGGCGCATCTTCGGGTCCATTCCGGCGTAGCGGCCGTCGTCGCGCGCGGCGACCGAGGCCGTCGTCACGATGGCGATGCCCATCCCGGCGAGCGCGCCCCGGATCACGACGGCACCCTGGAGCGGGAGCCGTTCCCCGGCTTCGGAGGCGCGAGTCGCGGGCGTTCCCGCTTTTCCAACATCTCCACCAACTCAGCGGCTGCGTCCGAATAACGATCAAGCGCCCGGCGATGCCGATCCGCCGAATCCTGGGCCGCAAACGGCCTCGGTTCTTTTGGCTCTTCGAGCGGCTGCGGCGGCACATATTCGCGCAGCTTGTCGAAGTCGAAGGAAAGCGGGTTTTGGAACATGTACTTGTCGTCGTTGATGTTGTCTTGAAGCCACTGGATGATGATGGCCTTGTTCTCCGGATCGAGCGCGGGCATCAAGACCTCGATGGTCGCGATGATCGCCTTCAACTTCACGTCCGCGCTCTTGACCTTCTCCGAATCGGGTTCGGTAAGCAGATTCGGCCAGATCGCCTTGAACGACACTGACCAGCGGTAGAACGCCTCCTCGTAGGTAACGTCGGCCCAAGCCGGATACTTCTTCTGGATGATTTCGTAGAACTGCCGGTTCCACGCCCGGTGCATGCAGATCTTGTTGAAGTAGACGTAGAGCGGCAGCATCTCGACGCGCATGCGGTCGACCCAGCGCGCGACCTGCTTCGCGTCCTCGGTGCCCTCGCCGAAGCCCTCCGCGAAGGTTTCCTCCTTCAGCAAGATCGCCGGCATGGCGGCGCCCGACGCGATGTTCTCCAGCACGTTCTGCCGCGCCGTGGTCATCGCCTTGTCGATGTTCTGCATGTTCAGCGTCTCGACCTCCTCCTCGGTCCCGATCGAGATCACGTTGCCGTTGGTCGATACCTTCAGGAACCACCGCTTCAGCGCGGCCATTCCCTGCATGATGTTGTTGATGATGGCGCCGGCGACCGATAGCTTGAAGATGAAGACGCCCGCCTTCTTCGTCACCAGATCGTCCGTGATCATCGACTGAACGAACGATTTCAGCGGAAAGAGGATGCGTTGGTAGACCGACCGGCCGACGAAGCCGAACGCCGAAGTCGTATAGGCGATGTAGATCGGCCGCTCGTTCATCACCGTGACCGCCCGGCTCCGATGATAGATCTGGCCGGAGACGGCGATCGTCGTCACTTTCATGAAGTCGATGGCGTTTGGATTCTGGTTGAGAACGAGCGAGCCCGCCGTGTTGAGCGGGTCGAAAACCGAGAACGCGATCGGCAGGTCGGCGATCTTGTCGAAATCGAGCGGTTCAGATGGCGGTAGCTTTTCCGAGACCAGCGCGACCGACGCGATGCCGTAGACCCGGGAAAGCGACTTGACGTTGAAAATAACCTCGTCGAAACCGTCCTCCTCCCATTGCTGGACGAACCGCTCCCGGACGTCGTCCTCCGGACTGTCGGGAATACTGATCTCGCGCTTCTGGCACTGCGCCATGATGATCGGCAGTTCGGCCAACTTCGCGCCGAGCGGATGCGCCAAAAATATGCTTTTGCAAAGGGCGTAACTGGGCTGTTCGCCGGGGACAATGTCTTCGGCCTCGAGCAGTTCAGTTAAGGCGTTTCCGAGGCTTGAGCCGACCGTGATCTCTGCCAACGCCGTCCCCTCCGAGCGATTCCCGCCGGACAGCACCTTAGCCTATCTTCGCGCGGGGTTCATCCCCTGCGGGCCGATCAGATTTTGTCACTGCGGGCGATCGAGATCATAAGATCGCGGAACGCCAATGGCGTTGCTGCCAACTCTGCATCCGGCAGAAGCGGCAGTTTTTGGTCGAATTTTCCGATCTGATATTTGCCAGCAACTCGCCTCCATCTAAGCAGTGGCGGAGTTATACCGGCACAAAGCAACCACGTCCGCTTGCGGGCGCGATGCCCATAGGAGGATTGCCATATCTCGGTAACCCAATCTCCGTCGATTGTCCTTTGCCAACCGTCGTCTATTGGCTCTGGTAATCCATGAAATTTGAAGGCTCGAGATTCGGCGGGATGCTCAAGCACACCACCCCAACGACGGACGGCGGCCAATGCCGCTGCAAAGCATCCGTCGTCATCGTCTATCTTGTAGCCCCATCGTTTATGATTGACCGCGCTCAGTTGGTGCCATCGCTCACAGGGAGGATGGGCCACGACCGACCAAGGGCCATCGTACAGCCGCGCATCACGCTCGACCGGCTACAGGTCCACGTCCGGCAAACCGGCATAGATGCCCTCGGCGTCAACGAATAGAGCGGCTATCTTCATCGCGGTCAGGTCTTTAGACCAGCCCTAGCCCCGCCGCGGCGGCGGTGCTGGCATTCCCATCACTAACGGCCCGCGCGGCGGCTGCTTCTCGGCCGGTCTCGGCTTCACCGAATCGACGCCCTCGGCGAACGCCTTCTTCATGTCGGCCCTGAGCCTGAGAACCGGGCCGATATCGCCTTGGAGCGCGTCCGACATCAGGCCGCCGGCGACGCGGGCGACCGACATAAAAAGCAAGCCCGGCGGGATGCCCGGTCCCGAGACTAGGAGACCGCGCAGCACGATCCCGATGACCTGTTGCACCTGCGGGTCGAGCATCGCCTTGACCTTGTCCATCGGCGCGTCGTTGCCTTCCGGGACTGGTTCGGCGAGCGCCTCGCGGAGCTTGTTGACTTTGCCTTCGATCGCGGGACCGCCGAGCTGACCGTTGGCGCGTTGGTCAAAATCGGCGATTGAATCGCGTGGCTTTTCGTCTTCCGTCATAGGAGTTCTTCTTTTGCTGTAAGCATCGCCTTTATGGCCTGAATTTTTGTTTCATCCCTTATATCATGCTTATCCGGTTTAGACACACAGCCCTACATCTTGTGGTCAGGTTCGCGCCCGTGAAAATCTTGGGCTTGGTCCCAGCGTTCGCCGGTCTCGCCGCCTTTGCTTACCGAGCAAACGATAGATGCCCATTCCGCCGCTGGAATTACCAATGTGGTGCGGCCATCACCCGGCGCGCAGTTAGGATCGTGCTTTTCAAAGTCGCCGTGATTGCGAACTTCTACGCTGCCATCCGGCAGCCGCGACCAGTACCATCCATTTTGCCAGTGAAAAGCCATCGTCATTTTCTCCTATATCTAGTGGGTTTCAGGGCTTGTGTGTGGCAACCGGATAAGCAATGTTTTCGTTTTTAAGCGGCATATTCTGAAACGTTTGAAGACGCATCAGTAAGTTCGGATGGAATCGAAATTCGTTCATCGTCGCCTCTCCTTAATAAAACAGCTTAAACCATAGATGAAAAACCAAGGCCAAAGAGAAATTCCTAAAAACGAATCTATAATTCCTTCGTGCCAACTTTTGCGGAAATGCGAAAATCTCTTGGTAATAAGGTCCATCGTTTGTAGAAATAAACCTATAAGCAAATATAAAGTTAACGCAATTAGTTCGAGATCGTCGCTCATCGTCGTTCTCTCTGTTTAGCGCCAGCAAAGTGAGCGATGCGCCACCATCGTAACGGCAGGCTGGACGCGCGTGGCACCGGCAATGTGTCCGATTTGCATTTCAGAACCCTTTCGCGTTGTTTATAGACGCCAAAGTAGCGCATAGATAGGAATCATTGCTACAGCGATACCGAGCACGATCCACCATTCCACCGGCATCTCAGAATCCCTTTGCGTTACCAAGGGCAATCGCCACGCCATAACAGAAGCAGTCAAAGCAAGTCGTCGGACCGAGTCGGCGTCTTGTCGCCGACTCGGAAGCCAACGACTTCCCCTAAGAGATGATTCCTGGTTGTGCCTTTGTAAATCGTCGTTTTGTCATAGGCGTGGCGGCTGATCTTGACGAAGCCGCGATAGACGTATCCAGAGACAGAGATTGCGCGCTCGTCCTTGCCTAGAGCTGTCAGCTTAGAATCGATCGCATGCGCTGGCCAGCCGCGCCGCATGGCCTGTTGAATCAGGACCATGCCCGTCGCTTTATCCTCGATCATTGAACCGAGAGAGCCCATGCGAGCATGGCAAGTTTGCGCGAAATGTTGCAGATGCTGGAAGACAGTCGGGAGCCAAGTCTCCAATAGCGCGCCTTCGATCTGCTGAATATCCCAATCGAGGATGATGAGATTGTATTGCGGGCCAACAACGCCTTCAGCGGAGACCGACCGAATAACGTTTCGGAGGAGCGCGTAATAGACCACCGCCGTTCCATCGTTTTCCTTCCCGGTCTTTACGGCCGTGTCGATAACGGCGAACACAGCTTCGCAGCGAATGGGATAATCTACGGGCTGACCATTCACAAGCAAGCTGTCGCGCGTGAAAAAAGCCGACCCTGACCAATCCACAAATTCAGCAAGAAATTCTTGCTCATAAACGAGCGGGAGATTGTCTCGTTGTAATGCCTCGACCTCGGCGCGGGGAAGATACGGATTTGATCGTGTCGGGGCATGAAATTGAACAAAGCCGTATCTCGCCTCATTGCATAGCGCAAACAACATGTTGTCAGGATCGATGCCGTTTGTGTTCGACATCATCAGCGCGCGGCCGCCGTAATCGAGAAGCGTCGGTTTGATCGATTTCGTCCAGATGTCGATCGACTTCGGCTTGGTGAATGCGATTTCGTCGCCGATGACGCGATGGTATTTCCGGGACCGGCCGGCGTTCTCGTCCTCCATCGACCAGAACTCGACGCGGCCTCCGGTGATGGTCTCGATCATGCCGTGGGTCTTGTCGGATCGTTTCTTGATCGGATCCAGCGCCTCGACGATGACGTTGTAGCTCTCGGAGAGCCGCTTGTTCTCCGGGGCGAACCAGCCGACCCGCAGGCCGTGCGCGGCATCATCGCTGGCGACCGTCTCGCCGACGACGTTCTTGCCCCATCGCCGACCACAGCGGGCGACCACGAACCGGCACTGCGACATCAGCCAGCGAAGTTTCGCTTGGGCCGGGAAGAACGTCGGGAGATTGACGACCGCCGTCTCGGAGTTCTGCGGCGGCAGATCGAGAAGTGTGGCGTCGGACATCGTCTATTACGATCCTACTTTTTGGGTAGTGTTGTCCCAAATGAAACGGTCGGCCGGGAAATCGCAGCAGTCATTGGCAGGCAAGCCGGCGCCTTGTCGCCGTCATCCCAAGCGAGGCCGCACCGTTCGCACTCCCAACCTGCCCAACCTGTGGCGAGCTGCTGGGCGACGCAGACGATGGCAGGTTTCTCTTCACTCATACGCGATTGCCCATCCGTAGATCTCTTGCGCGGCATTCTGATAGGCGGCAGCGCGAGCCTTGGCAGCACCATAATCTGCGCCAGGGAACTGCTCTGACTTCTCCTGTTTCTGACTCAGCCAATCGCCGGCGCGGTAAAAAGCTAGTCGGGTCGCGGCGTCGGCGATCTTGGCTTCTCGCTCAGAAAGGTTTTCAAGCAATGTGCGATCGTCATCTGCTCGGCTCATGCGCTGCGCGCCTCTCTGGCATTGACACCCATGCCGATACCATGAATTTCCTTTTGCCGGTCGACTCGGAGATCAAGCGACCCTTGCAAAGGACTGATTCTCTTAGGCCGCGTTGTCGCAGGTAAGTGCCTGATTTTTCTGATCATTGCACCGATTCTCTTGTGAGGCCGTTCTGACGCTTTTGCCGCGACGATTTGCGCTTTTTTGATGATGTCGGCGACGGTGTCTGCAATTAATTTGGCGCGTATTGTCATGTTTTGCTCTCCGCCTTTCGACGCCACCAGGTTCGCTCCGAAATACCTTGGGCAACCCACGGCTTGCGTTGCGTGATCGTTTCCTGTTCGCTTCCGCGCCGCGGACGGCCACCAGTTCCCTTTGGCGGACCTTTCCGTTTCTTTGGCGGCTTGGACGTTATGCCAGTCAAGATCTTCACCGCCGTAATAGTGGCCTTGGCTACTCCGATCATACCGCCAGAATGCTTCGTTGGTTTGTTCGGCGTTCCCATGAATTTGGGGCACGGCCCGATGCGATGCCGTTCGCCGCACGTCCTGCATTTCACTGCGTCCATGACATACTTAAAGGCATACTTTTGGCACGGTGTCTAGCTCGCCGCGGCTCTCGGCGGCGGCAACGGCGCTGATTCTTCGCCTTCTGGCGGATCATCCTCGGCCGTGATCACCGTCAGCGCCGGCAACGCCGCGCCCTCTAGCTCCACTGAAGGCTTAAAATCATTAGGCATTCCGCCTTCCACCTTGATCTTCGTCACCACGGTCGCCCCGACGACAACGGCCGAATAGCGGGGATCCTGGAACGGTGCCAACGCCTTGGCGGCATCGACCGCCAGCGCGGCGTATTTGTCGAATTTCGCGTCGTCCGGCTTCCGACCCGGCGGCGGCACGGTCATCCCCGGAGGGAGCGGCTGAGACACCGCCGCCATCCCCGCGAACAATTCCATGAAGTTTTCCAATACCTTCTTGGCCCGCCTCGAATCCGGCATGCCCTTGCGTTCCAAGGCCTCGATCGCCGCGTCCTTCGCCACCGCCGCGGCCGCCGCCTCCCGGGCAACCCGCTTTAATCTCTCGATCTCGAGCGTCTTCTTGTTCTTGATGCCGGGCTTGCGGCCGCCTTTGCCCTTGGGTGGCCCGCGTTTCTTCTGCGGACGCCCGTCTTTCGTTAATTTGATGGGAGGTGGCTCACTACCGGCAATGTTGGTTCCGCCTTCCAGCGGCGTTTTCTGCGCGATTGCGGGGCCTTCTGGTGGCGATGGGAGATCGTCTGACATGCCTTGAAAATAGTTTATGAAACTTAATTTTGGAAACTTTTTTGTTAAACCATTGATTTCATATATGCTTATCCGGTTTAGACAGACAGCCTTACAGCTTGTGGTTCGTGGGTTAGCAACAGTTGCATGAGATGCTGATCTTTGCCGCTGCGAAGATCGTAAACGCCGATGCGGCTGAAATCGGCGCTGAGGCGGCTCAACCAGTCTCCGGAAAAGTCAACGGACAAATAATCCGGGCAATTGTCCATCGCTCCTAATTGTACGTGCGCGTAGCGTCACGACCGTCCGCAAAGGTACGCGCAATATTAGGAGCGTCGCGGCTTCCTTGCCTTTGGCCGGTGCCCGCCGGCTGGTGACGGTGACCATGTCGGTTCTCCCCGACCGGAGAATCGCAGGCGAGGGTTAATGGTTCCTGACAAAAGCCGCCGCGAAGCACCTGGGGCGGCAGCGTTTCCGGGCGGTGTAGGGCCGCCAGCTTCACTTTTTGGATCAATAAATCGGTCGCAAAAATGAAGCCCAGACCGCGCTATGAGCTAGCATCCGCCCGGTTCCAAGACGCCAGCCCAGCTAAAACACGCCATATCATAACAATGGCATTGTTATTGGATAATTTGCAGTGGCGTAGGGCGTATGGCCAAGGCCCCTCTCGAAGGGCGAGATCGATTTCTTCATTGAGAAGCGGATCGTCCTCAAATGCCGCTCTAGCAACTGCCGCTACAGCTTCTTCTTCTCCGGGCACCATGAGATGATACGTCAACATCTAGTATCTCTCAGAATTTGTGTGTGGCAACCGGATAAGCATGATTCAGAGTGTCGGCCTTTTATAGCCCAGATACCGAAGCGTTGCGGCTTCCCAGTCGAGATCGTTCATGTTCTCGCGGAATGTCGCGTCGGCAGCACTAATGACAGCCTTGGCAACATCGGGATCGTCGTATTCGATGTAGTCCTGGCCGGTCCAGCGGGAGGCGGCTTGGGTGATGATGCGGGAGCGGCGGGCGAGGTGGTCAGTGGTGGAGCGGTGGTTCATCAGAGTGCGGTTGCTTTCTGCGTCGATCCATCATTGCGCGGCATCGGCGATCACGGCAAGTTCCGCCCGTTTTTCTAGTTCCTGATAACTCGGAAGTGGCAACTTTAGTTTCTCCGCGCGACCAATCCAGAAGCTATGACGATAACAGTGTGAACGGTTAGCCGAAGGCTCGGGCGCGTCGAGGTCGTAGCCATCCATATCATGCTTATCCGGTTGACACACACAGGCCGAAAATGCCCCAACATGTAGTGGCTCCTTCATGGTCTACCTGTAGTGGGTTGCTTGATTTCGATGGCGTGCGTGATGTGCCACTTGCCGCTCGCGCGCGGATATTGCGAGATCAAGTGAGGGGCGATGACGCGCGTCCAATCCTGCAAAGAGCACCATCCGGTGCCGTTATTCATGCAGTTGATGTCAAAAACCCCGTAGGAAGATCGGCCACCCTGACCGCCAACCCAATGGGTATAGCGATAGCGGGCGCGCATCGGCACCTCGGGGCGCGTCCATGGCCCCTCCCATTGAATGCGAACAAGCCCATAGCGGGGCCAACCGATAAAATCGTCCGGCGTAAGGGCGTAGCCGAGCGCCGCAGAGCGATATTTTGCGCCGATGCTTTTCAGCGCATCAAACATCATCGTTGGGTTCGTGTAGCGCTTGTAATCAAAGCCGATCAGGTGCGGTCGTACTTCATCCAGCGTCATGCCCATGATCGCGGCGAGCGCGCCGGGGCCGCAATTTGCGCCCCATTCATCGTGAGCGCGGTCGGCGTCGGCCAACGTGAAACGCGGCGCTATAGGTTGTGTTGCGCTCGCCGCCGGGTCTTTCGTCTGTGTCGTCAACATTTAGTACCTGTGTGTGTCAACCGGATAAGCATGATCCATATAGCCTTCGATCATTTCAGCGTTCGCTTGTTTCATGGTACACCCGATTGATTCGCAGGATAGAGAAATATTTACCTATTGTCTAGACGGGCGCGGCCCCAATGCGCTAACGTATCGGCCCGGAGTAAAGTTGTGGAGAGTTCCGATGCCGAACTTGAGGCCGCGGGCGCGCGACTTGCTGATCGAGTATCTCGACGGGCGACACGTCCCGATCATCCGCCAGCAACGCAACGGGCATTTCTCGAACTGCGATCCCGACGTTTCCCGCCGGAACCAGTCTATCGGCGCGTTGCTCAAGCAAGGCTGGATCAAGCCCGTCACCGTGGCCGGGAAGGCCGGGCCCATCGCCACCGTCATCACCGAGGCCGGGCGGCAGGTCATATCCGAAGCCCTCGCGGATTGGGCCGACGCGCTCGACAGGGCCAGGATCGCCAGCGATTTTGCGCTGGACAACGCCGCCGATTCACGGCTTAATGATCGGGCGCCGGTGCAGGGAAACGTTTACCTTCCGCTCAAACCCTCTCCCTCCGCCGCCGATAGGAGCGACCCATGAGATACGACTACATCACCGAATCCGGCAAGACGATCACGCAGGACACGCGCGATGTCTGGCCAACGCGCGCTTTCACCGCGACTGGGCAAGGCGTCACCGTTCACAAATCGACCGGACGCCTATTCGTCGCAACCGGCGAGGATGAGATCGTTCCGCTGGTCAGGCGAACCGCCCCGGTTCGCAACATCATCGAAGCCGCCGCCCGTTGCGACGATCTCTTCCTCGCCATGCGGACGATCTCCGACGCGCTGGAGTTGGAACGGCTGCGGCTCGCCGAGGCGAACCTGAGCAATGCCGCCCGCTGGCGCCGTCTTCCCCATTCCGCGAGGCTGAAGGAGATCGCGGGGTGGCTCACTGCGGAGTGCTTCGAACTCATGGATCTCATCGAAGTCGATCACGTCAGCACCATCGGAGATTGACCATGAGCGCGCGCATGACGCCCATCGTCAAACTCGCTCGCGAGATTTGGTGGTGGGACTTCTCGCCGAGAGGACGGCGGAAATACCGCAAGGCATCGCAGTGGCAAGCGATCAAAGAGGATAAGCGTCAGATGTACCTCTCTGAGGCTCGCCGCTTCGCCTACCTGCTCAAGCGAATCGATGTGAATGTCCTCAATGACAATCTTGAGATCATCCAAATCATGTTTATCCGGTTGCCACACACAAACGCGGAGAGCCACTAGATGTTGACGGAGGTGAAAATGGAGCGGCCGTTGATGAAATGCGGATGCGTCGCGCAAGGCGTTCTTCGCGCCAGAGGCGGCGAGACTTTGGACCCGCCGATCCCGGCTTATGTTGTCCATGAGTGCTACGATGTTGCGGACGATAAGCCCGATTTGACTGGCCGCATCGCACAATGTGCCTATTTGCCAAAAGGACATGCGCCCAAGCCGTCGTCCTATGATCTGGCGTTTTTTGAATATCTTGGTCCCGGCTCCCGAGAGTCGTCTGACCTGTGCAAATGCGGCTTCTCAAAAAAGCCCCACGATGAAAATGGCGGTCGTATTCCGCCGAAAAAGTACGCCGCCAACATGAAAGGTTGTGCAGCTTTCACGCCGAAAGGTCCCGCCGAGTTTGACCGCTACTATTGTGGTTGCCACGGATGGGACTAGGGGTAGGGCTGTGTGTCTAAACCGGATAAGCATGATCCAAACAGCCGAGAGAATCCGCGACTGCGGATTCCCCGATTTCCTTAACCGCTGGCTGATGATGCTGGAGGAGGAGAACATGGTTGCGATCGGACCAAAAGAACAAGCCCTGCGCGATGCGCGGAGAATTACTGCCCGCTCGGCAAAGCCAGCAGAATCAGCCGCGAAAGCGGCCCAACAGGAGGTCCCAATGGAGACCCAAACCACGGAGAGTGTCGTGAGCAAGACGAAGAAAACAGCGAAGTCGAAAAAGCCCGCCCGCGCGAAATCCCGCACGACGGTGAAGCCTGAAGCCAAGACGAATGGCATCCGGGCAGGATCGAAGCTGGAGATCATCGTTGGCCTCCTGAAGCGGCCAGAAGGCTGCACGATGGCTGAAGTAACCGAGGCTGTCGGCTGGAAAACCATGAGTTTCCCGCAGCAGGCCAAAGCCGCAGGGTTGACGCTGAAGAAAGAAAAGGACGGATCGGTGACCCGCTATCGGGCCGCCTGAGCCAATACGCGCGCCGCTGGTGCGGCCATGCCGGGGAGAGCGCCATCAGGGCGCTCTTTCTCGTTTAAGCGCCTACGGGCGCCCTGTGGCTCGGCGGCAGGGCATCCGCAGGGCTAGGCCATATGGACTGACCATTGGTCATGATGCGTCCCCCGGAGGCTCGGGAGCGGTATCCAGCCGAGCAGGACGTAATCCATCGCCAGAGCGAAGGGCGCGAAGCGGTGCAGGCTAACTGAGCTTTTCCAATCTGGCGCGCAATTTGTCGCCTGAGATGAGTTGTTCGGGATGCTCTTTGATTTCAGCGAGTCGCTTGCGGGCAATTCGGACATCGCGCTCATCCTCTGTTTCTCGTTTCGCCTTCCCCTTGCGGCGCGCGGCCGCGACTTGGTCTAGCGTCTTTCCGTCAAGCGTCGCTAGCCGATTCGTAAAACGCTGCCAACGCACGATGCTGACTTCGACAAAACGAGGATCAACGTCCATTGCTGCGGCTTTCCGGCTGTTCATCTCGCAGGCAATAATCGAGCCGCCAGCGCCGACGAAAGGATCAAAAACGATTTGGCTGACCTTACTGCTATTCGCTATTGCCTCGGCCGCGAGCGCAACCGGTTTCTGGGTCGGATGCTCGTAGTCGGATTTTTGGGCATCGCGATTTAGCGTCCAAACAGTCGTCTTAGTTCGATCCCCATAGAAGCGGTGCTTGCCCTTTCCTGGCTTCCATCCGTAGAGCATCGGCTCATGTTGCGAGCGATAGTCCTGCCAGCCCATCCCGGCCGCTTGCTTCACCCAGATGATCGTCGCTGACTTCGTAAAGAACTCAGCGAAAGCGCGCTCGAAGGCGAGTTTCGGACCAGATGCAGCGTCGGGATGGCAAACATAGATCGAGGCCAAGTTCTTCATATTCGCCGCGATCACTTCGAACGATGATCGCAGGAAAGCGGCAAAGTCCTTCTCGCTCATGTCGTCATTCTTGATCGTACCGAGCCTATTCTGGCCGAGGCCAGAATAGGCTAGGTTGTAGGGCGGATCGGTGAAGACGAGGTCGGCTTGTGCGCCCCCGCCCATGCACATTGCCACGTCAGATTCGGACGTAGCATCGCCGCAGACTAAGATGTGGTCCCCTAAGACCCAGCGATCACCGCGACGCACTACCGGCTTCTTCGGCGGCTCCGGTGTGGCTTCTGGATCGGCTTGGCCTTCGGTGCCCATTTGGACGCCCCAGCCGCGAAGCTGAGATTCGGGGAAGCCGAGCAAGGGAACGTCGTAGCCAGCGAGTTTGAGATCCTTAAGTTCGGCGGTGATCAGCTCGACTCCCCACGTCGAAAGTTCGGCATAGGAATTATCTTTGATCCTGACGGCGCGCTTCTTCTCTTCGGACCAGCCAATCGCTACGGCGACTGGATAGCGCGTATACCCATTCTGAAGAGCCGCAAGTCGCCGACCGTGTCCGTAAATGATCACGCCTGCTTCATCGACGAGGATCGGAGCGGTGACTCCATCATCCTTCATTGAGGAGGCAATGAGATCAATCTGAGCCTGAGAATGTTGGCGTGGATTTTTCTCATAAGGCCGGATTTTTTCTATCGGCCACAGCGCGACCTTTGATGCTGGCCATGTCTCTTCAAGTCGCTTCGCCATCAGGCCACCTTCGGCCGCGCGCCGGGGAGCGGCTCTTTTGGGTCATCGTACCACCGGACCGCCTTCAGCGGCCACGGCCCTTTTCCTCCCGGCATGTCGACGTCGAGATCGACGAGCTTGCCATCGAGCCGGACGTTCGTCACCATGGCGCTCCAAATATCGCCGGCAAAGCTCCGATAGGTTACACGCTCGTTGATGGCAGGCATCATGGTTCCTTCGGCTTGTTCGTGTGCCCTTTGAAAAACTCTGGCATCGCTTCCGCGACGGTGCGGTTGAGGAATGGCTCTGGATCGTTAGTCGAGATTGCGACGCGGCTTCTCGCCATCCCAGCTTCGAACGCGCCAAATAGCTTCAGCGCGGCCGCAGCGATTCGGTAGTCGCGCGGGATGCGGAGCGAGGTCGAGTTCTCGATGATCTGTTTTATGCTTATCGGGTTTCAACATGCAGTGTCTAGCGGTTGATCGTCATCATGACTGACCTTTTGATGCTGCCACTTGCCGCTGTAGAGGCCGTCATAGGTCGGGCTTTCACCGTTCGCGCCGATGCCCAAGAGGGAGCGGAAGGCGTTGAACGGGTAGAAGCGGCGATTGAAGCGGAAGGCAAATTCGTTGAGGTAGGCTTGAAGGTGCTTTGGCTCGACGCGCCCGTGATGGGTGCTTTGCAGCCATGCTTTGAGGTTGCTGAAAACAAGGTGGACGATGGGCAGGTATTCTTCCGCGACTTCGGGATTGCCACCTTCGACCACCGGCAGATGGGCATAGCCGCGTTTTTCGAGCGAATTATACGCGGGAGCCGCGTCGGTGATGACGATTGCGCCAATGGCGACGGCGGCTTCCACAAACCCGCAAAGAGCCTTTTCGGTACGATCTGGCACAATCTCGATACGAAGCCGCCCCGCGTATCGGCCGCCTCTCCGCATGGGCTTGTCGCCTTTCTTAGCTGCCCGCTGGCGGACTTCGACGGCAGCAATAATCAGGCATTTTTCATCGGCGTGGGGGCCTTTGCCCTTCCCGCGCGTCTTGCCGCCGATGTAGCACTCGTCAACCTCGACGTGATCGCTACGCGCCAGATTGCCGCCGATGGGATCGCGGTTAGGTCGCACCATGCCCGCCCGCAGCTTGTGCAGGATTTGGAAGGCGGTTTCGTAGCAGCCGACACCGACTTGCCGATGCAATTGCACCGCCGAAATGCCGGGTGTCATGCTCGAAACAAGATAAGCGGACCAAAACCATGCCGTCAGGGACGTGTGGGTTCCTTCCATGACGGTTCCGACCGTGATGGAAGTTTGCTTTCGGCAGGCGCGGCAGGCCAGCACCTTCGGCCGACTCGCCAAGCGCACCGGCTCGCCCTTTTCGTGGCAGTGCGGGCATTCAAAGCCCTTCAACCATTTCGCGCCTTCAAGCCAACGGGCACACGCGGCATCGTCAGGAAAGAGCCGCTGGAAGTCTTTGAGAGATTTCGGGAAGGGCAGGTGTTCCCATTGATGAACGTCGGGGATGGCGGGCGACATCTATCCGCTCACTTTTTGCCCTTCGGCTTCCGCAGTCGCACATGCATCGCAATAATCCCCAACAAGATCAGCGCCGCAGCACTCGCAAATTCCTTCTACTGGCGCATCCCACGCGCCGCGTGGCGACGGACAGCCCGCACCTTCACATTCTGGACACTTTCCAATATCGGTTTCGAGGCTAGGATCGTCCGGTTGCGGGTCGTGCCGCATGAGGCGACCGTCTATGCACCGGGTCTGGGTAGTATGGAAACTACGGTTTCGGCGGCTCATAATTTAGGCCCCCGCGTGGATCGGATGACGAATGTCGTGACCACAGATCGCGCATTCGTCGATGGATTTGCCGACCATCGTCCCGGCAGCATGGCAATGGTCACGCTGTTCGGCGACGATCAGGGTCTTTTTCGTGGCTTCGTATGCCGCCTCAATGTGATCCATGATGATTTTGTCATCGGATGGCGCACGTTGCCGAATAGCCGCCCCAAGGTGGCCAAGGATGTTTTCAAGGTGCTGGACTTTCATCATGGCTCAGGCTCCAACACCGAATTGCCCATTATCGGCTCGGATTTGTTCGGCCTGTTTCTGGCGATCAGAGCACCAACCCCGCAGACCGTTGTCGATGATCCCGCCCCTTCCGATCAGCGACTCGACGTTGATCGAAGTGCTCGGGGCGTTGTTGGCATCGAAATGGAGCCAAGTTCCATCGCGACCGCAGTTAATCGACAGTCCGCAATCATCTATCGGGATAGTCGTGGCTTGTTCGATTTTGGCGGGACTGGCGGGCAGCGGCATCCAATGTGTCGGTTGCTCGTCAGCCGGGTAGGGCGAATAAGCCGGACCATTTGTGGCCCAACACCCTTGCTGCCGGTGCCAATGGCAAACGGTCATCCATTGGCCTGTGCAAGCAAGGAAACTGGACCCGTCTTTCGGTGCGCTCTCAATCAGTTTCCACATCTTAGTCTCCTGTTAACTAAGGCCGTCCATCGGCCTAACCATTATCTAGCACAGGTAGGTGCATGTGTCAACCCGATAAGCATGAAACGAAATGCCTTGTCGGTCTCCCCGCGCTTCTCGGCGGCAATATCGACCACTTCCCGATGTCTACTCACGGCGCGATTTCCTCGCTCGGCTTTGAGCGTCCTGATACTTCTCGCTCCTCGCTCGCATATTTCTCCCGCAGCGCGCTGTCCGTCAGCGGCGCCTTCCAGGTCCGCGCCATCCGCGTCCCGCCTTGCGAGTAGAACGCCGTTAGCGTGACCCAGATGCCGTGCCGGCCACCGAAGTCGCCCCATTTCCACTCGCGGGGGTCGACGTCCCTCCCGGCCGCCCATTCCTTCATCGCCTCGTAGGACGGCGAATCGTCGCCGATGAAGACGTTCGCGAAGCATCCCGGCTCCCGCGGCGGCGGCTCGTAGTACCGCTCAGCCGGGCGGCGCGGCGCCTGCGCGAGGTTCCGCATCGTCTGCGTGGCCTCGTGGCACGCGCTCCTGACTTCGGCCAAGTTCGGTACCCACTTGACCCGGCTCTGGACGCCGGTCCGGGCGTCGGTGACGAAGTCGACGACGGCGCGCGCGAACTCGCTGAGCACCGCGGCGACGCCGGAAACGTAGATTTCAGGGTTGTTCACTTCGTCCTTTCGATAAGAGCCGAACATCAGTTCCGCCCGGCTCAGGCAATAGACTAGGTCGGGGCGCGAGTCTGAGCTCCCCGCGTTCGGCTTGCTCGGCAAGACGCCCGGCAGCGCGGCTTGCGCTTTTGTCATGTCCATTCGATCCTCCATTTTGTTTTGCTACTCGACGCATCCAGCCCTTGAAGGCCATAGACCAGTTCGCTTTGCAGGCGACCTGCCGGTTACCGTTCGCCCCGGCCCAAAGGCGCATGTCCTCCGCCATGTCGTCGATCTGCGCGTCCGATAGATGCAAGACGCGATGACCATAGTCGCGATCATCGTTCGATGGCGACCACTCATCCGATAGCGTTGTTCCTCGCGCCATCACGCCGCCTCTGGCTGGATCTTAAATTCGACGCCGTTTTTGCGTAGCTCGGCTTTCGATAGTTCGTCGGCAAGCGAATTAAGGTCCCGACTAATCCACGTCCCGCGAAGCGCGCGGAACTTTTTGATCTTCTCGCGTGCAGCCTTCGCGTGCTCGGCATAGAAGCCGCCCTTGATTCTCCATTTTCCGAAACATTGTTGGATCACGAGGTTCGAATCGCCTTTGACCAAGATCAATTCCTTTGTCAACCCTTGCTCGATGAACCAATCAAGGACGGCATTGAAGGCGAGGTACTCGGCGACGTTGTTCGATGTCTGAGGCGAGGCCGGGATCATTCCCGAAGTTTGCCAAACGCGCGCGTTATTTTTGAAAATGACCGCTCCGTATCCCGCGGTCCCGCCAGGATTGCGCGGCTCGCAGCACCCGTCGAAAAAAGCAATATAGGCACCCATTGATTCGGCATACCGGACCGCATTTTCGTCTGTTCGTACTCGCGCCCGCCTTCGCTTCATTTAGCTCCCCTATCAGATAGCCGAGTCTTCAATGCGTCGATAGCAAAGTGCATCGTATGTTCAGTCAAGAGAATGCATGGCTTGTTTGTCGCCCTGAAATAACGGTTGATCTGTTTGTGGTTTTTACGCATACCGCCGCGTCTTTTGATCTCGACCGTGCAGACTAAATCTCGGCTGTCTGAACGGAATACTGCAATATCAAACCGACAGTTGCGATACGAATACTCGCCTCGCACGATGTAATCTTCACCAAGAGCTTCCTTGAGAAGAGAGATTGCCTCAGCTTGAACTTCAAACTCTGATTTTGGCTTGTTTTTGGCTATTTTCATCACGTCCCCGCGCGCTTAGAGAGGCAACCTCGGACTCTAGTTTCTTAACCCTTCCTCGCCTACAAAAACTTAAAGGCAGGAAAGAAAAACCAAGGGAGGTCGGAACCTCCCACAATCAACCGAGGGCGTAAGCCTTTGCCGGTCATCCATGTTTGTCGCGCCCGACACCATCCGACGCCCATTCTACGGCTGGGCCAGACCGTACTCCTTTGTGGGCCGCCCGCAGGGTCATCCCTGCTGCGGTGTAATCCCGTTCGGTTTCCCTGCCGCGCATGAACCCGCGAGCAGGCAGGCCCTTGGGACCTGACGTGCGCGATGGCGGCATGTGGTGGAATTGACGGGCGTTACGAAAAATCGTACATACGCCCTCGATCGCAACCCGCCGCCAAGCTAGATTGCGATCCGCCCGGCACGGAACCATCCCGGCCGGGCATTCTTTTTCTAAGCCGATTCGCTGCCATCGTTCCAGCCGCTAGACCTAGAGCTATTTTCCAAACCGTCGCTAGGGATAGATCTCCGCGCCAGTTCGGCGTCGATCATGGCGCGAATCAGTGAGTCTTCGGCCTTCACCGGGAACGAGGTCAGTCCCACCGGCGCCGTCCGCGGCTCGGAAGGGGAGCGGAACTCGAGGCGTTCCAGCGCCAGATCCCGCTTCGCCTTCGCCTTGCGAGCGGATTCTTTGGGGGAATAGCGACGAGTCACTTCTTTGCCTCCAGCTTCATCCGCTTCGTGCGGCTCGGGTTCGGATTGTTCGGCGTTATCGTCACCACCGCGTTGTTCTCGATCTCGAACATGTGGCCTTTGGCCTTCACCGTGCCGCTGGTGACGCCGGCGCAGATTGCTTGAATTTCCTTGCGGTCGCGGTCGAAGTTGAAGCCGCGGACGCGCTCGAGCCAGCGGATCAGGCAATGATCGGTGACGCGGAGCAGCTTCATGCGGCGATCCCGAATTTGTCGGCTTCATCACCCCTGACGACCCAGCCGACACGTTGCTGGCGACCGAAGAGTTCAAGGCGCGGCCCGTCGCAATATCGTTCGACGCGCTCATAGAAACTCTCTGGTTTCCGGCTGTGCTCGCGCCGTGGCTCGATGATGACTTCGTGGACGCCGGCGTCGCGACGGACCGAGCGGCCGCGCTTGCCGATAAGGCAAAATTCCGCATTCTTGCGAGTCGTGAAACCTCCGCCGATCGATAGATCCGTCTTCAGGATGAAAAGCGACGCCGCGCGTGGGTTTAGCTTGATCCAGACGAATCCCATTCCGGATGGTTTGAAGCCCCAGGCCCTCATGATCGGCAGGTGGGCCCCGACGGCGAGCAGCGGCCCGGTGATCCAAAGGAAGAGCGCGGCGTTGTCCGCCGCATAGTCGCCGACCGGGAGCCCCGCGATCTCTTCGATCATCATGCAGCGGTAATGCCGCCTGGCGTTCCTTCCCGGTTTCGCCTCACTGTTACTCTTGAAAAGGTAAGGTGGATCAATGGCTAGGCAAGCGAACTGACTGCGTTGAAGTCCGTCGAACATTTGCATGGGGAAGCCCGCCCGAATCGTCCGCCAAGGAAGGCCGAGTCCCGCGCCGGTGTCCAGCCTTGGCGGGAAAACTGTTCCCGTTAATCCCGCTGTTCGCTCTCGAAAACCTCAATTTGCGAGATTTCGACGCGGAGGCGCGGGTTTTCGGCGTACAATTTCACTGCCCGGCCATCTACGACCTGGACGTCGTCGGTCCACACTATGCCCTTCAAGGCGTCCATCTGCTTGATTATGTTGTCATAATCAGGCTTTACCGTCGGCCTTAGCGTTCCGGCCAGGGCGGCGTCTCGTTTCCGGCCGGACCAAGATGCGGGGACGGGCATGAAGGCTATCACTAACAGCCTCAGCGGCCCCGCCAGCGGGCCTTGCCCCTTCATGGCTACCTTGGCTGCCAAGGCAACCGCGCGCTGATAGGCGCGCGTCTCTGCGGGAGTGTAAATGGTTGCAAAAGGCTTCTTGCCCTTCGGGGTCACGACGCGGAGTCCGGTCCGCTGCCAGCCGACCGGCTCGCCATGAAGTTCGAAGGAAATCATGCCGATGGCGTGGCGGCCCCGGGCTGGCGCAGGTTGCTTGGCCGCAAGTCCTCTTCCGCAGTATTGCCTTCGACCTCAGTCCCGGCGACCAGGGACAGCCGCGGGGCGGAATTGGCACGGTCGATCAGGCCGAGGACATCCCGGTAGTAGTCCTGGGCGTCGTAGAAGTCGGCGAGCTTGTCCGGCTCCATGCGATCCTCGGCCAATACGGCCCGGAACGCCTTGCGGTGAAGGTGCTTGTTCTCGACGGCGTTCGCGATGGCCTCGCCGAGGCGGCCGGCCATCTCGCTGACGTCGTTCTTCGTTGACCGCGTCAGTTTCACCAAGTCTTTCAATGCATTGACGCCGATCTGCTTCGCCTTCTCCGTCCCGGTCTCTGACTTCTTCGCCATTTTCCGTCCTCCGTTGGGGTCAATGAATCTGCCGGTGGGCAGCCTCGTCGTCCACGCGAATGTCTCGCAACATCGACGCGACGATCGCCGCCGCCCTTTCGTCGCAGCCGCCCGCCAGCGCCGCCAGCCATGCCAGCGTCGCCCGGTCCAAGGGGAGGGCCAGGGGAACGACTTCGACCTCGTGCTCTTCGGCGTGCGAACTCATGGGCGCGCTAGATACACGATTCGGGAATCCCAAACCGGGAAAAATTAAAAATCGGGGAAAACTTTACCCGCGCTCGTGAGGGCCCCGGATGATGACGGCGGGGCCTAAAGGCCAGTCGCCGTCCTTGGGCCAATCAGCGCGGATTTTCGTAAGGAGTTCATCGTATTTAGAGGCCGTGATCGACGACTTCCCGGACAGATAGGTCTGGAGCGCCGAGGGGTGGCCGTAGAACTTACTGCTGATGGTCGCTATCGCTAGGCCGGTAGCCTTCCGGTACGCGGCGACGATCATCGCCATGTTTTCCCGGAGGAGGCGATCAACATATCCTTTCCTTTTAGCCATGCGGCAAGGAATTACCACGCAATTAGGCCGTGACGCAAGATGCCTATAGACTTAGGTAAATGATTAGGCTATTCTCCGACTCGCGACGCATCCGAAACGCTGCGGACGAGGACCATGAACGCCCAAATCCACATCAACGTCGGCAACGTCTTGATCGCCGCCTTTCTCGCGGTGACGGTCATCGCGAATCTTTTTGAGATCGCGCGCGTGGTGCTACAGCCGTAAAAGAGGGTCTGATGCGAAAGCATGACTGGGCCGACGAACTGGCGCAACAGATCGCACGCGACTTCGATGTACCAGGTCAGCCGAGAGAACGACTTGACCTCGTCGCAGCGCGGCTCCGCGTCGTCCGCCAGGAAGGCATCGGGATCGGAATCGATCAAGCAAAGATAGAGGCACTCAAGGCAATTTCGAGGGACTTCATTGGTTTCCTGGCTACCGATTCATCCAGGAGACGAGAAAAAGACGAGACGCTGCTGTTGCCGTTGAAAGAAAGCGATTTTGAAGGAGAAACTAAGTGACCAAGCCGAGTTTGAAAACGATTGCTTGGGAAGGCGTGCCAATCAACAAACCGGGCATGTACGGCGGCATGGACATTGATATTTATCACGCCTCTGGCGTTTGTGAGGGTCCTTCGATTTCATCAAGCGGGCTGCGTCAAATCTTTAACGAATCGCCGGCGCACTTCTTCGCGCAGTGGCGCGGCAATCCCAAGCGAGTCGACAAGCCGGAGAGCCGCCATTTCATCATCGGCCGAGCGGCGCATCACTTGCATTTAGGACAACAGAACTTCTCTTCCATGTTCGCGGTTCAGCCGACTGAATACGAGGATGAGAAGACCGGCGAAGTAAAGCCGTGGAACAACAATGCTAATGCCTGCAAACGATGGCATGCTGCGCGGAAAGAAGAAGGCAAGACAGTTCTCAACGCCAAGGAAGCCGAGCAGATCATCGGCATGGCCGAAGAGCTCGGCCGGCATCCAATCGTGGCGCACGGCGCGCTGAACGGCCTGGTCGAGCGGTCGATGTTCTGGAAGGACGAAAAAACCGGAATCTGGCTCAAAAGCCGTCCCGATGCGATCCCCGGCGACAGCGGCGATTTCGTCGACTACAAAACCACGACCAGCGTCGAATGGACCGCCTTGGTCCGGTCGATCTACGATTTCGGCTACAATCAGCAAGGCGCCTTGGTGCGGCAGGCCGCGCGCGCGGTTCTGAAAATTCCAAACCCATCTTTCTCTTTGGTGTTTCAAGAAAAAGAGCCGCCCCATTGCGTTCGTGTCGTCACGCTGAAAGACAACGATCTGGAGCTCGGCGACAAGCAGAACCGCGCCGCGCTTGATCTCTTCGCGAAGTGTCTGAAAGAAAATCATTGGCCCGGCCCTGGCGGCGACCAGCGCGACGCTGACCCGATCGAAATGAGCGAGGCGGCGCACAAGTGGGTCGATGATCGACTTGCTCTCATGGGGGTCTGACGATGAACGATGTTATCGACAACGAAGCGGTAGACAACGCGCCATCAAGCGCGAAAGACGCCATCCGGCAATCCCGCGAACTAGTTTCCGTCACGTCGACGGGCGTGCAGATCCACGACCTCGCTCAACAGGTCGATTACGCGCAGACGATGGCGAAGGCGAAGGCGGCCATCCCTAAATTCCTGCAGGAGAACGTCGGCGACTGTTTGGCGATCATCGACATTTCCTCCCGCGCCGGGCTGTCGCCGTACATGGTCGCTCAACATTGCTACGTTCAGAACAATCGGCTTTGTTTCGAGAGCCAACTGTTTCACGCTTTCCTGCAGGCGTCGCATTTGCTGAAAGGCGATCTCGAAGTCGAGTACGAAGGCGAAGGCGGCGAGATGGTTTGCGTCGTCACTGGCCATCTGCGCGCCGACCCGACGAAGGCGCGCGTTCATCGATCGCCTCCACTGAAAGAGCGGCATCCCGGCTTCGTCCTCAAAAAGGCATACGACGACGGCAGCACGGCGAAAAAATATCTGTCCTACTTGGACGGCGAAAAGCTGCGCCAGGAAGGCAAGATCGAGGAAGGCATGAAATTGTTCTCTCAGGGTTCGCCGCTCTGGGTGACGAAACCGCTGGTTCAGTTCTTCTATGATACATCGCGGGACTGGACCCGCATGTTCGCTCCGCGTGCCACGCTCGGCATCTACACGCCGGACGAGATCGCCGAGTTCAGCCCCGAGATGGCGCGCGACGTGACGCCCGTTGGATCTGGCCTATCTGAACGGCTCCGTTCCAATGCGGTCGATAAGACCGAAGGCCACAAGGACGGTCAAGCCGCGACCGAAATGGGCAAGGCGAAAAACGGCGAGGCGGCGGCGCCGAAGACGCGCGCAAAGAACAAGAAATCCGCAGAAAAGCAGACCGAAGCGGCGGCACCGAAGAAAGAAGACATCAAAACCGCCGCGCAGTGGAAGCAATACTGTCTCGCCTGGATCAAGGCCGAATCGAGTTTTGAGGCAATCCGTCAGAGATGGAACGATGAAAGGCAGCTTCGCAACAACTGCGGTGTGACCTCCGATGAGCGCGATCCCGTTCAGACACAGATGGTCGAGCGATGCAAAGAATTAGGAGAACCGGCAGCATGAGGCGCTTCGCCTTCTTCTGCGCTTCTATCGCCTGCTTCTGCGCGATCATCAGGATCGCGGGCTTCGATTCGGATGGTTCGATCGGCTCGATCACCATCACCGCCTCAGAAGTCGTTGGCACGTCGTTCGCTGGTTGGCTCGGAATCGAATGTTTAGGGAAGGCAATGCGATGAGCCGCATCGCAGAATCCGCCTATGGCGACCGTCCGCTGGCTTATCCTACCGAAAGAGCATGGAAAGAGTCGGGAACGTCGAAAGACGCAGCCAAGGCTATTGTCGGTGATGCCTCGATCCTTCGGGAAAGAGCCTATGCCGCCCTTGCGGCGGCCGGTAGTGCGGGCCTAACGGCAGACCAGGTTGCCCTAGCCCTCGGGCGCGATCGCCTTTCAGTGAGGCCCAGAATTACCGAGCTTGCCAAAATAGGTCGCGTAATCCGAACGGGAGAACGGCGCCAGAACGAATCCGGTCTTTCTGCCGCCGCGTGGAGGATCGTTCCATGAGCGATCGCATCTTCACCACCGAAGAGAAGCTGGCCGAAGTAGAGCAACTCGTGGAAAACTTTAGATGGTCCCGTCGTTACCCAGAAGATCCTGAATATCAGACCTACCTGGTTCTGAAAGCTATCGCCGAAGATCTCCGCGCTCCGCTGCCGGCGACTCAGAACAAGGCACTCGAAGTCGTTGGCTTCGTCGTCAACGCGGCGATGCGGTCCAAGGCGCAGCTCGGCTATCTCGAGGTCGGTCACCAGCAAGCAATCGCGGATCGTGTGATGAAATACTGGGGAACGATCAGAAGCGCGCTCGAGCAATGCGGTGGCAAGGAGAAGGTTTCAGCAGGGGAGTACCAACGATGACGCCTGACGTGGAAGTGTTCAACGGTCTATTGGATCGGATCGAGGCGCTGGCGAACAAGGCCGGGCGCTTGGAGGGCGAGCGCGAGCAGTTCCGCCTCGCCATCGAGGACGCGAAGCGCGAGATCGTCGCGCTCCAAAGCGAGAAAAAGTCGCTCGCACTCATGAACGCTGAGTATGTTCAGAACCGCGACCGAGCAATCACAGCATGCGAGCGAGCGGAGAAGATTGAACGCGAGGCGATCAACATCATACGCGATCTCTCGGCCGCCGCGCGCGCTTATTGCAATAATCGCGGTCGACGAAGAGCGAGGGCATTTGCGAGTCTTCAATCCGCGATCCTTGTCGCAGACGCGAAAGTCGAGGCTTTTAGGCCGTTCTGATGCGTCTATACAGACCATATGTTCCGATTGCCGTTCGCATCAAGGTCGCGGAGCGGCAGTTGCTAACATGGAAAACTCACGATCAAGTGTTTGTTGCCTCACTGCAAAAGCTATCGCCGTCGCGCTATCTTGAAGCATTGCTCGCGTATATGTTTTATTCCTTCGTTTTTCATCTTGATCACGATCCGGCGCTAGAGAACCGACCGTTCAACAAGCGGACCAAGAAATACACTCCCGACGCGAACGATCCGGAGTTCCTGATCTATCGTACGAAGGAAGATCATCGAATCAAGACATTAGTGCGAGGAGATGGCGCGCAACTCTCCGACGCGGCGATTGCCAGGAAGCGGAAACGCAAAGAACGAAAGATGCGACGACCGAAGACGCGATGGCCTTCTCGACCGCTGCGCTCGCGTAGTTTTGTGAAGGTCGCACCAATTTGAAGAAAGAAAACGATGATGAGCAACGATAAACCTTTGTCACTGGTTAAAGTCGAAACGAGCGATGATCCCGATGTCGCGCGTGTCCTGGAAAACATCTCCGGCATCCGCCACGAACGCGACGTCCTGAAGCTCGATCTGGAAAAATCGATGCGTGATCTCGCGGTCGCTGACGGTAAGATCGCCTATCTGCAAAGACGCCTCGATGAAATGCAACGCCAGCGCGATCACTTCATGGGTAAGTTGATTGAAGTGATGACTAACTTCCAGACCATCAAGGGTGCCGTCGAAGCGATCGAAAGGGCCGCCAACTCATCGGTCCAAGTCGGCAAGATAGCCGCCGACGCGGCGCGGGATCTGAAACGGTCTTCGTGAAAAAAGGCCCGGCAGCGGGCCGGGCCGAGTCGGGAGGAAACGCCTCCAAGGAGCTGACGGCAGCGATGAATATAGCACGATTCGATTTCTGATGCGATTTCAGAATGAGCGTCGTCGTATGTCGCGCCTGCTATTGTTGTCTTCGGCACGCATGAAAAAGTCCTGCGTCATGTAGCCGAGCGCCCGTAATAGCGGAAAGACGATGATTCCGAACAACAGTAAGAGTTGCCAGCCACATTCTTTCCAGTCCGCAGAATAATCGTCATTCAATCGACCGATGCCGAGAGCGAACAGTGCCAATGCCATGAGTGCGTAGATCGCGCGGCGGAAAAGCACCCATCGAGTTTGGCTCGTTAAAAAACCGGCCCTTGACGTGATCTTTTGCATCGCTGCGAGCATCACGATGCCGCAGATTGTGTCCGAGATGCCGAGCACGTAATCGGGGGTCATGAATGTGGCTCCTTTGGCCCCGGTCCGTTGTGGGCGCTGAGGTATTTTCGCACTAGGACTTCAATTCCCTGCATGATCAAAATCGCAAAATATCCGACGATGAATGCGGCACCGTAATCCCCGACCCAGGACGGCACGACGTGTTGCGCGGCCGGACCGAGAAAATTCGCCACCAAGATGCCAACGATGATCGAACCAGCGACCACGCCAGTACTGAAATCTCTTACCGTAAAGACATGAGCAATACCGCCGGCGAAGCCGCCGATCAATCTGGCCGCGTTCAGTCCTAAATCTTCCAAAGTCATCCCCCGCTCCCGGCCGCTTGAACTGCATGCACTGTGCTGACGTAGTTTTTGATGTAGTGATCCTGGATTTTGACGTGCAGGTTGTCGAGCCAGTTGTCGTCGAGCGTCGCGTCGGGACCGACGTGGTCGAGCGGGACCTGTTCATAGGGCCATAGCGGCTCCCAGTGGAACGGGACGCGGGGCACCGGATCGTCGCCATACCACGGCGCGCAGAGTGGGATAGACGTCAGCACCCTCACGAACTGGGCGCCGCCGACCCGCGGCAACGCGAACGCGCCGATCTTCATCGGCGCCAAGCCGTCGTTGACTTTAAGGCGGGCGCCCAGCAGCGCGCCGACGGCGGCGCCAAGACTGTGGGCGCCGATCGCGAACGGCTTCCCCCGCCTCTCCAGTTCTGCGAGGATGCGGCCATAGATCCTGTCGACGATGAGGTTGAAGCCGGCGTGAACGAAGCCGAGGCTCGGATGGTCGATGCCGCCGTGATCCTTGATGCTCAGCGCGCAGAAGTCGAGCGCCCAATCAATAGCGTCGTGAGATCCTTGCGGGGATACGATGATGAAGCCGTCATCGCGCGTCGTTAGGAATACCCGGATGGCCGAATCGACATCATCAATGAAGGGCACCGCATCTGGATCATTAGTCCGTGCGGCAGCATCGACCAGATCGGCATCTGAAGGCGGCGCGATCATGTCGGCTTCCCGAACACCCTCTCGGCCTCGGTGAGCTGGCGCTCCCGGAGCTCCTTGACCTGATTCAGGGCAACGTCGAAGCCCTTCATGAGCTCGTCGACCGAGTTGACCTTGCCGGAAAGCTTGAACCACTCCGACATCGCGGCGTTCTTCACATTCTCGTCGAAGGCGTCCTCGATCGTCGATCGGACACGGTTCGCGAGCGAAACATCATCAGCCATGTCAGGCCGCCTCTGATGATTTTTGGGGATGAGCCACTAGAATCAACTCCCAGCCTTGGCCGTTGGTGATGCCGCAATTATCGCAGCGCCCGCAGTACTTTGAGGTATGAAATCTACGATTCTCTTGGCAACGCTCTCCGGCGTTAGCCCGAAGCGCGCCGCAGCGTCGGGGGCGGCGGCGAGCGCGGCATTTGCAGCCTCAGCAAGAGCCTCATTATCGACGGTGATCGTCTTGCCCTGTAGTGCCACCTTGCCATCGGCGATGAGTGATGCCGCTTGCCGCTGCGCTGCCGCCGTGATTGAGGCGCGGTGCTCGGCATCAATGTTTATGTTGAGTTTGGTCCGCAGCAGCCAGAACAGCCAAGTTAGCCCGGCCATAATCAGCGAGTTGACGGCGGCGTTGATATAGGGCTCGGCAATCTCGCCGAAGGCTTGGCCGACGTTGATGACGCCGCCCTGCTTCTGAGGCACGACGATCATCGGCGAACCTCCGACGGCCGTGGCGAGAAAGGTTGCGTATGTCGGAACTTGAGCATGAGCTGAGACGATGAGCATCGCGATCAGCGCGGCTGCGGCGAACAATCGCTTCATGGGAAAGTCTCCCCAGAAATGAAAAAGACCGCCTCCGAATCCAGAGGCGGTCCCGATATATCACGGATGCGCGATCAACACATCTGGCGTTTATAGGCCGAATAATACGTGCAGCCCGAGCCAATACTGCGTGCCGAGCGAGACGCTGGCGCCGGTCGTCAGCGGCGCTCCGTTCGCGGCAAACACGTTGTTCAACGTCAGCCCGTTGACCGGGAAAGCGACGCCAGCAAAAGCCTCGATCGCTCCGCCGTTCGGTTTGCCGTTACTGCCCAAGGTCGGCCAGACGAAGCCGGACGTGAGCATCGGCTCGACCAACCATTGCGATCCAGACGCGGCACCAATAGTGCCGCTGAGGCCGACCTCCTTGACGCCCACACCGACATATTGCTGCGGAGCGCCGACCGTAATGTTGCTAGGCAGCGTCGGAGTGAAGGTGGGGAAGTTGATGTTGGCGTTGACCACCGACAACACCGGCGTCAGCAGGGTCTGGAACACGTTCAGCCCGATGTCGGCTTCCTGGGACGCCGACCAACGCGCGGCGAGGCTGGCACCGCCGCCGAGCGGCGTGCCGGCGGTGACGTTCTCGTAGCTCCCCGTGGCCTGAAAGCGCGCCCAGAAGCCCTGGCGTGCCCAGATGTAGCCCCAGACGGCGTCGACGGTGGCGCCGTCAGCGGTCAAGTTGCCGTTGACCAAGCTGGTCGCGAACACGTTGTTGCCGGAGACGCTGGATTGAGCGACCGAGGCGCTGGAACCAACGCCGACATACCAGCCGGAACCGTTCTGGATGAGGAACGGGTTTTGAGACGCCGCTTTCGTCGGCAATAGGTCACCGGCAAATGCTGCCGTTGACGCGAGAATGGCCGCAGCGATCGCGGCCAGAAGCAATCTGCGCATTTGGGTCTCCCCTGTTGATGGAATTTACAGTGGCAGCTTATCAGCGATAACTGTGACTTTTACGCCACATTCGAGAAATCTTTATCGTCCGATCACGTCGAGGCGGACCGACGCCAATCCGGAGAAGCCAAGAGCGCGCGCCGCGGCCGGCGAGAGATCGATAACTCTTCCGCGCCGGAACGGCCCCCTATCCGCGATACGGACGATCGTGGTGCGCCCGTTCCGGAGATTGGTCACTTTCACCCTCTCGCCAAAACGAAGCGACCTGTGAGCTGCGGAGAGGCTTTGGCAGTCCAGCGGGCGACCACTAGCCGTTCGGTGGCCACAGAGTGCCGCGCTGTAAATCGAGGCGATACCGGTCTGCTGGGCGGCCGCGGGGCCGCAGACCAGCAGGATCGCGGTCAGAGCCGCGCGAACAGGCGCTGCCAAATGCTTCCGCCGGATGTCGCGGGCGAGACTGCCGCCGTTGCTGGGACCGATTTGCCAGGGGTTCCCCAGGCGGCGGCCAATTTGGCGACGGTCATCGGACCGATCACCGTGGAATTGTCGCACAATGTCGTGATGCCGGGGATGCGGTGCGGGCCGGGTCCATATGTGTCGCCATCGTCCTGATGCAGAATCGGGTAGCCGACCGCCTGCCAAGGTCGCGGCAACTCCTTCGGATTGAACGGCCCATATTGGCAGAACCATAGCGCGCGCGCGGCGAAGGCTTCCAGCATTGCGTCGGGGATGTTCGCGAACGAGAGTTGCTCGCGTGGCACATTGCCACCGTAGACCCAGCACGGGCGACCGATGGCGTCCTCAACGGTCTTGCAGAAGGCGTCGGCGCAGGCCGCGGGCGGCGAGTAACTCTTGCCGACGGTTTCCCAATCGGCGAACGGCTCGTCGCCAGGCTCGAGCGCAGCGGTGGTGATGAAATGCTTGGCCTCCTGAATCGCTGACGCCTCGCTGGCACCGTGTAGAAATTGATATGCACCCCATTTACGCGCGACGGTGATCGTCGTGCCGTCGACGTCGACCAGCGTCACCGCGCCGCCGGCCATCCACTTCGCCCGACGCGCGGCGTAGCGCGAATCGGTCTCGGTCAAACCTTCGCTGGCCTTATGGATCAGGAACGGGATGCCATCGCCAGCAACAAGATCGAGGCCGGCGAGCGGCGTCGGGTCATCGCTGACGGCGTCGCCTTGATAGAGATCGATGCAATAGGGCTTGTTCACCATCATTCTTACTCCAGGATTGGCGCGAGCGGCGGAATCAGATTGCCGGGGACGTGGTTCTCGCGTGGTTTGAGCGCCGACTTTTTGATGCGGAACAATTTCGGAATCTCTCGCTCGCTGTCAAGCAGTTCCTGGACTCGATCATTGAGCGCCTTCTGCGCGTCGGCATTATCCGGCGTGAGCGGGCCACCGTTCTTGCTCTCCGCCTCGGCGACGATGCTCTTGCGGACCTTCTCCGCAGTGTCGAGGAACTTTTGCAAGATCTGAATGTCGTCGACCATCGCCCAAGTCGTGTCGTCGTCGAAGGCGTAAGGTATCTGAACCGTTCTCTGATTCGATCCTTGGCCGATGATCTCGTCATGCGTTCCGGTTAGATGATCAAGCGCGTTGCGAAGATCCATCGCCTTGCGGACTTGGATCGTTTCTGTTGGTCCGGATGGCGGTTTGTCGGAGATCTGAGCGGCGGTGACGATAGAAGCGGATAGCGCGAATGCAGTGAAGGCTGCGATGAAACGTTTCATGGGAACCCTATTAAGAGATTGTGGAGAAACGATCATTGGATCTTTCCTTGATTTGGAGTGCAGCTGACCTTGATGACCTCGCCGGGCCGCAGCGCATAGTTGAACGCCCGCACGAGATAGTTCTCGACCCCGCCATGCTGCGCATTGGTTTCTTGCTGATATAACAGACACGCCCGCAGCGTGATCCGCGTCTGCGTGAACGTGTGCAGCGCGTTTCCGGCCACACAGTTCGCCAGCGAAGCACAGATCAGCACCGTCATCGTCGCCATGTCCATGTTGCTCGTTCTCCTAGCACGCAGTATTCGACGAAGCATTGGAGCCGATGTTGCCGTTGCACCGGCTGATCACGGCGCCGATGCTGTCGTTGTTGGTGTTAGATGTTATCAGATTGCCGTTGATGGCGATTGAGCCTAAGCCAGACGTTCCAATGCCGTAAGCGTTAGCGACGATTGTGCTACCCGAGATGACATAATTGCCGCCGCTGTCCGTCAGGCTTATTCCTGTACTAGAGTTGCTGGCAACGTGGGCGCCGACGAACTTTGAATACGATCCGCCGGCTCCAGCACTGCCGGATTGTGTAGGGATACTAAATCCATTGCCTGTATTACCTGCCGACCAGCAACCAACACACTCCAAAAGGGCCATAGAATTGGTGCCGACGACCACTCCACCAGACGTGTTGCTATCAACATCGCTATTCGTGTTCATAAAGATTTCGCGGTTAGCAATCCCGCCAAGTGACGTTTCAATGGTTATTCCGTATGCGTTCAGAATTGAGCCAGCGGCAATACGGACGCCGCCCATACCGCCGCCGATTATAATCCCGCTATAAGCGCATCCCAAAATGATGCTGGCAGGATCAATATAAAATTCGGCGTTAGGAGCCGAGCTGTAGACGACAATCCCATTTCCGAGACAGTTATTGACATGCCAATTACGAAGGCTGATTTCGCCAAGGCCGGCGCTGGAATTACCCGAAAACTGCGCGCCGCTCCAGATGTTGCTGTCCATCCAGATATTGCTAGACGTGAAAGGGCTGACACCTTGAGCAGTTAACATGTTGCCGCCGGTCGGCGTCCCGGAGTGAGTAAACCTCATATTATTTAATTGAAAATTTGTTATTGTATTTGTGCCATCGCCAATGCTCAGAATGCAATTGGTCGCTCCGGTCGCCTGCATATTGGTGCTGTATCCGCCACCATCAATCATGCCACCTGTGACCGCGCCAGTGATCGTCGCGCAAGTGCCGATCGAATAGGTTCCCGCAGGCACGTGGCACCGCCCCCCAGCTGCAGCGGTATTGACGCAATCTTGCCAAGCCGTCGAACAATCGTGCCCAGACGTACCGCAGCCAGGGTCATGCACCTGCGGCGTATCGTATTGCGACTTGCCGCCGATTGAGAGAGTTCCAACCGCGAGATTGAGATTAGCAATGTCGAATGTGCCATAAGTCGAAGTGCTGTAATTATACTCCTGGGCGTAACCAATGCCGTTGATGGAATCTATGTTCAAATAAGTGCCGCTATTCGGACTTGTAGGCAAGCTCACAGTATCGGCAATAAGAAACTCGCCGCTGCCGATGCCAACATAGCCGGAATTGTTGCTGGTGATGTTGACGCCACTGTAACTCCACGGCGTGTTGATCGCACCACCACTCACCGAGAATCCGGTGCCGAGCGAGACTTGACTCAACGTGCCACTGTTGTTGGAGAGCAAATCGCCCGATGTGCCGCCGCCGATCGAGGTCACGCCGATCGTGATGCTTGATGCGGCCGCTCCGATCACCGTCAGCTTGCCGCTGACGACGACGATCGTCGAGTTGTCGGGATAGCCGCACCCGATCTGCGACGCCGTCATTGTTGTGCAGGAAATCACGCCGGTCGATATTGTCAGCGTCGAGCCGTCACCTTGTACGATGCCTTGCGCGGCCGAAGTGGCGATGGGGAGATATGCGGCACCGACCGTGCCGGAATTGATCTCGGAACCCGCGATCGACTTATTGGTCAGAGATTGCGTGTCGGTCGTGCCGACCAAAAGGCCGCTTGCCGGAAAAGTTTCGGCCTGCCCGCCGATCTCGAACGTGCCGGTAAAGTTCGCCGTGCCCGACACGGTTTCCCCGGCGATGGTAGGTGCGGTGGCAAGCACGACACTGCCGCTGCCGGTGACCGCGATCTGCGTCAGGCTCGGCCCGCTTCCCACGGCAAGAATATCGCCGGGCGTGCCGTTGATGACGCCGGTCGGAGAGCCGCCGCCGACGGTGACATTCGCCGCCGTCGCCGTAATCGAGCAACCGGGAGATGCGACGCCGAGCGTGCACGGCACGCCATTCACGTAAACGTAATCGAAGGCGAGGTCGGTGTTCGTAATGAGACCGGCCGCCGAGACAGAGCCAGTGAAGGTCGGGTTGGCGATCGTCGATCCGGAAGAAAGCACCATCGCCCCGGTGCCGGTGACCGAGTTCGACAGCGTGACGCCGCCGTAAGTAATCGCGGCGGAAAAAGTTGCACCGTCGGAAAAAGTTTGTGGTGCTAACCAACTATTCGCGTGCGACAGGTTGATGCCGAGATTGTTGCTACCGTCGACGGTGAGGCTGCTGTTGATGTTGAGCGAGAGTGTCCCGGCGCTGTAGTTGAGCGGCGCGTCCGTCGCCGTGACCGATTGAACCAGCGAGTTGTTGAGATAGTAACCGTCGCTCGCATTGAACGTGCCGGCGCCGGTGTTGTTCAATGATGATGTTCCGGCGTTCACGCTGCCGTTCGGGTAGTAGATCAACGGCCCGTTCTGAACCCAAGGCTGCGTCGGTCCCGGTCCCGGCTGCGCCGAGGCGGCGGTTGCGAGCAGAGAAAAGATCAGCGCGAGGATCGTTCTCATCCGATTCACCAATAGATCGCAGAAAAGCCATGCCCACTAGACGCGGCATTGCATGTAGTTGCGGTCGTCTGGCCAGGAATGACGGTCCAAGTCTGCCCCGGCGCGAGACCGAACGTAGTCCCGCCAGCGGCGAGTTCCGCCTCGGTGACTGGGCTCACGAATAGCATCTCCGTCGCCGTGGCCGGATTGGTGATGAATCCGCCGTTCGGATTGGCGGGAATCACTTCAACGGGATTGCCTCCCGTCGCGATCTGGGAGACGAGACCGGGACCTGGGGTGACGGGAGTCACTGTCATATCAGTACTTCACGAGCATGATGACGGTGGAGGTCGGTTGGACCGTGGGCACGGCAATCTGAGTGACGCCGCCGTTGATAGAGTTCGTCGTTATCGAGCCAGAATCCTGTGACCACGTTGGTTCCGTCGAGAGTGCCTGGTTTCCCGATGGTGCGTTCGCGCCAGGACCGGCGTTCCAGGGTTGACCACCGAACGCGCCGCCTTGACCAATGCCGACTGCGCCGTCCGAGTTGTGGCCCGTTATGGTGGCGGAACCGCCGAGAGTGACATTCGGGAGAGAACTCTGCGCCAGCGTGCGGTTCTGCGCGCCGCAGTTCACCCCCGGCCCCGTCGCGGCGCAGCCGCTCCCAGAGTTCGTCAAGATATTCGCCGTCACGCCGCCTTGGGTGTCCGCAGCGACCGAGGCGCGACCATTGGCGAACTTGATGTGGAATTGCCCGCCAGGACAAGCGCCGCCGGTCGATCCCGGCGAATAGAGGTCCGTGCTGCCGTAACTCGCGTACAGCGCGGGATAGGTAGTTTGAGACATACAGATGCCGTTCTCGACGAGATAGCCAGACGGGAGGGCGGCGGCTGCCCCACTGAACAGTTTTTCCGTTCCTACCGGATCTGTGCCGGTCGCCGGATTTGTCTGTGTGAACTGCGTGCCATCCCAGATGATCTCGGCGCGGACCCCAGAACCGAAGTCGCCGCCAGCGATCGGGACCAACGCGCCGCCCGATACTCGATAGACAGTCTGCGTCGTCAGAACATTCGAGAAGCCGTTGTAAATCGTGACCGTCGTTGCGCCGGCGGAATTGGAAGAAGCCGGCAGAAAGCGGAGAGGTACGCCGAGTAGATCACTTGATGATGTGACGTTGGGAATCGTCAAAATCACCGCGTTCGACGTGCCGCCGACGTTTGCGCTGGTGACCCAAGTCTGGACCGCGTCAAGCTGCGCGCGCGCCTTGCCGACGTATTGCGAGAGAAATGATCCGGCGGCGACCGCAGCGAGAAGTGCAACACCAATGAAAAATTTTCCGTTTAGCCTCATAATTTGACGCTCCAGATGTTGTTGCCGTAGTAGACGAAGCGTGCGCATTGCCGATTGTAATTGAGCACGACGGCGGCCTCGCCAGCGATAGTCTGTCCGGCCGGCGCGTTCACCGTCACTGGATAAGTCGAGAAGTTCCCCGCCAAGTCCTCGATGCCGTATTCCTGTCCATCTTCCGCGTTCGGCGGCAGCGTCGTCGAGGAAGCCGCAACCGAAACCGTCCTGTTCAAGCCGACATGCCCGTTCGCATCCGCAGTCGTCATCGCGAAGACGCCGCTCGCCGTCACGATCCTCGACGGATAGAGCGTCGAGACTTGAAGCATCGCCTCCATCTGTCCGGCGGTAAGTAAGTTAGCGGCGAGATCGCCTGCAAGCCACGCCTGCGCCGTCGTGCCTTCCTGGCCGCGGAGGAGCGGAAGCGAAACCGAGCCAAATGTGTCACCGGAAACCGTCTGAACGTAGATGATTTCCGTCAGCAGCCCGGTCGCGGCGTCGTTCATCGTCAGCGAGAACTGCTGATTCGAACTCGGAACGGGAAAGAGCGCGCCGGTGCCGGACGCCAGCGTCAGCGTCGTCGCCGTGCTCGAGATCGGGGCGGCCAGTGTCGAGCTGGCGTCATTGCTGAAGATAAACACGGCCATCTATCAGTCCCTCTCCCGGATCAGATGCTTATCACGACCTGATTCTGAAATGGCAGGATCAGCACGCCCGATTCGACCGCTTCAGCCAGAACATTAGCATACATCGGTGGACTCGATCCGCTGGAGAATATCGTCCGCAGCGCGTTGAACGGCATCCTGTTGTAGCCGAAACGGTTGTAGAGCGCACCCCCAGTGATGGTCCGCGTTCCGTAAGAAAGCCGGACGGCAATGATCCCTGGTCCGTAAGTGACGCTGATCTGGTAGGTCTGATCGACGTTCGGCGCCATTCCATTAGGCCCGATCAGGAACCGCATGATCCGCCGCTTCAGCCAGCGAACATTGAAGACATTGCCGTCGCCCTTGTAGAAGTTCCAGGTCATGATCCGCTTGAAGACGTCGTCGGACGTGACCGTGATGTTCCTGGGCCCGACGAGCTTCCGGACGTTGAATCCTAGTTTATTGTAGCCCCAGGTATTCAGCGGGCCGATATCGAGGTTCTTCCCGGAGGAGAGCGCGGGGCGCGTCATCCCGTAGATGCCTTCCGCCACCCAATCGAGCAGCGCGCCGACGATCAATGGATTCGTGTAAACCGGCAGCATGATCGTGGCGAAGAAGGCGACGAACTCGTTGGCGATCGAATTGAACGCCGCGACGAAGGCCTGCAAATTGTCGTCGTCCGCGTATTCTTGATAGAGGTAAGAGCCCATCCAGACGGTCTCGCCAGGGGCACCGAGCGACGTCAACGTGGTCGGCCCCGGCGGTGGGAACGTCCCGACCTGTGGCACCGGCGGATAGGGTGTCGGCGTCTGAGTGACGAAGCCGGAGAATCTATGTCCAGCCGTCGCCGCGTTGACGCTGATGCTTGTCGTCTGATCCGGCGTGAAGAAGTAGGATGCGCCGGGCTGGATCGCGATCGTCGTCTCCGTGACCGCAAGTCCTGCGGGAGCGCCGGTCGGGTCGACGTAGATGACTTCCGCCGTCCCGATTCCTTGCTGTTCCGTCGATGCCGGATTCGTGATGATGCCGCCAAGGAACGGTCCATAGGCAACCGTGACCGCCCTGCCGCCGACGGCAATAGCCGAATTTGCAAGCGGATAAAGCGATATGGGCGCCGTCATCGGTTCATCCCTGAACGAAAGTTATTCCAGCGACCGTGGCCTCGAAATACGATTCCGGGTCCCCGAAATAGAGCTTCGTCCCGCTCTGCGGCGGCGTCGACACGCCGTTGATCGAGACCGCGTAGGTCAGGACCGAGATCTGCGATTCCAGAAGCACGCTGGCGACCGCTTCGATGAATGCGTCGTCGAGCTCCAGCGCATTGATCGGCTGTCCGACCGGAATCGAGTTGACGTAGGCCGCGATCGCCGGGCCGGCGAGTTGCTCGATCGCGCTCTGGGAGACGAAGTTCGGCCCGGTCGTGTTCCAGGTCACCGCGATGGTCACGGTTTGCTGAGGCGGGTTGACGAACGTGATCGCGTACTGATCTGGGTAATCGTAGATGCTGACGGTGACGTTCCGTAGGTTCGGCGACAGCACGCCGCCGCTGACGTAGGCCGGGAAGCCGGTCGTGTTGACGTTGATGGTGAAGTTCTTCTCGTCAATGATCGTTTCGACGGTGAAGAGGATGCCGTTGAGATTAGTCATCCCGACGATGCCGGTCGCCGTCGCCTGCTGTCCGGCGCTATAGCCGTGATTGATGTCGGTCGTGATCTGCGCGCTCACGGCTTGGGTGACGGCGGTGATCGCGAGCGTCGATCCGGTGACTCCCTGAATGTTGATCCCGGAATCGCAGATTGCGTTCGCTACTTCGTAAGGATCGCCGCCGCCGACGATGATCTCCCAGTTCCCGTTTTCCGCTTGAACGACGGAGATCAATCGCTGCTGGACGCCGGGGACTTGGCCCAGCAGCGTCTTCAATTGCTGCGGCGCCCCGGTGGATATGGCTTGCCCGGCCTGAACGACGCGCGCGCGGTACTGCGCCTGCGTCTCCGCAGGGCCGCCGGAAGTCCCCGGCGTCGGATTCGTGCAAGTGAGCGTGATGGTCCCTGGAACGGAAGTCACGATCTGCGAGACGGAGTTCGTCGGCACCGCCCAGGTGCCGGGGATCGTCGCTTGGCAGAAGATCGGCGAGGAATAGCCGCTCGACGTCGTGACGCCGCCGTTCTGGATGATGTACTGGTACGTTCCGTCGGAAACCGTGAATCCGACCGGGATGACATAGCCCGGCAATGGGTTTGAGCTGGCGTCCTCCGCGTAGAAGACGACGTAGACCGACGTGTTCGTCGGCACCGCCGGCGCAGAGCCCGGCCCGAGATAAACCTGCCCAAGTTGGGACAACATGAACGGGTTCGCGGTCGATGGTGAGATCGAGTTGATCGTCTCGACCGCCGCAGTGTCGCACATCACCAGTGCGCCGACTTCGGTGGACGAGATGTCCTCGATCAAACTCGCTGGCAACGTGAAAGTTATCCCGGGAACGACGGCCGTGACCGAAGCGATGAGGTCCGCGAGCAGCGCCGCCGGCGGCGTCGGCTGCGCGCCAGATGGGCCTATCGTGAAGTCGTAGATGTTCGACATCGCGCTCTCATTCCGGAATTTGTTGCGTGATTTTTACACCAGTGTTCGTTGTAACATTTATCTGATAGGTCGGCTTCGTCGCCCCAGGCACGCGCGAGACGATCAACGCAGCGAAGTATTGCGCGAACAGTTGTTGCGTCCGCGCGACGTAGTAATCGGGCCAGACCTGTTGGATGACGGACTGTTCGGCGGGTAAGCCGAAAGAAGCATAAAAAGGACTTTCACCCAAATTAAGTAAAAGAACCTGACAAAGAGTCACGAGCCATACCAAGTCATTCGACCCAGTTACTGGATCGGTCTCAATGGCTTCCCAGTACGGATACCCGGGCGGCTGCGGCTTCGCCCGCGTCCCGTCCGGATTGAGATAAAACACCCTTCCCCACGTCCTAATGGCGGCCTCCCGATTCCCTACTGCGCCGTGAGGATAGTCGTTAGCTGCGCGGAGGTCATCTGCTGAGTTGGAGGCGAGCCGTTCGAGGGATGCGTGTGATTATTGAACAGGGCCTCAAACGCGGCGGTGACCAGACGACTGACTTTCTCCGTCGCGGCAGTGCCCGCGATGACCACTCCACCGGATTCATTCAGCGTGAGGGTGACCGTCTTCGCGA